CCAGCTCATCCGCGATGGCGTAGGGATCGTGCATCGGGTGCCAGACCTCGGACAGGCGGGTGTGTTCGGGGTGGGAGAGGATCAGGTCGAGGGTCATTCGTCATTGCTCCACTGGACGCCGTGCCGCGCCCCGAATTCGTCTATCAGCGTGATAAGGTCCGCCATCTGTTCCTTGCTCATGCGCGAGGTGCGAAAGCCGACCGGGACCATGCCCTGCCCGTCCAGCGCCATTTCAAAGCGCACGGAATGATCCAGCGCATGGAGGAACAGCGCCTTCCACACGTCCGGGGTAAGCGTTCGCCCGTCCGGTTTGGCGCGCGCTATGTCGGACAGCATTGCCCACATCTTCGCGTTCTGGTCTAATGTCCGGCGCGGGGGCTTAACGTTCACCACGGAGCCGACGGGCGCGCAGTCGATCACGCGATGGGCGGTTTCCCGGTTGCCGCGAAGGATGATGGTCTGGCCGTCACCCATTACGCACCCAATCTACGGCTTCTCGCAGCAGCACCTGCTCGATCTCTTCGACAGACTGGTAATCCCTAACCGGATGATGTCTGCCCCCGTCCTTCATATTGAAGGCGTATGAGTGCATTACTCCGCCTTCGACAGTCATCGGATCATACCGCTTTGCGCTCGGCCCATCCCCGATCAAGGCGACCATGATGTGGTCGAGGGCGCGTGCATATGCTTCGATATGTCGCTCTTGATCGTAAGTAAGGCGCAGTTTTCCGTCAGCCATTGGCCAGCCTTTCCGCCTCTGCCAGCAGGTCGATCCCGTGCTTCATGTAGAAGCCGCGATGGCCAAGCCGCTCGACGCTCTGCGGATCGTTGGCGAAGGGATCGTAAACTGCCTGGTGGTGGACGGGGCAAAGCGGCACCACGCGGTCATGCCGCCGTGTCAGCCGCCCGCCGTGAATGGACGCGGTGACATGGTGGATCGTCGCCGGGCGGCCACAGACAAGGCACCCGCGCTGGACAATTTCGCCCCAGCGTTCGCGCTCTGCCTTGGTTGGTTGCTTTGCCATGCTGTCCTCGAATGGTTGCCGGGGCTTACACCTGCCCGCCCCGGCTCAGGCTTTCCGGTCCCCCGTGCGAAATCAGGTCACGGGGGATGGTGACTCAAAAGGGGATGTCGTCGTCCAGATCGTCAGCGAAGCTGCCGCCGTTGTTCGCGGGCGGGCTGTCCTGCACCTGTTCATCGACTTTCTTTTGCAGCCACTCGGGAAGCTTCTCGAAGTTGCCGAGGTGCTCATCGTCGTAGAGCAGCAGGCCGATCTCAGATTGCGGCTTCTCCATACCCTTCGGCAGCGACCCGAGGCCCTTGACGTTGGCGTAGGTCTTTGGCCCCTTGGTTTCGTGGATCACGTTCACCATGCAGGCCGCGCCAAGCAGTTTGGAAATATCGAAGCCCTTGCGCTCGTCTTCGGTGAACGCCCTGCCGCGCCAATTCTCCAGATCGCCGCGCAGGGCCGCGTTCTCGTGCAGGGACAGCGTGTACGTCTTCCCGATCACGCGCGGGCCTTCCCGCTCCTGCCCATCGCGGTCAGTCCATGTCAGGCGTTCGTGCGGGGTTTCCCAGCGGATGAAGACCTTATGCTGGACCTTGGCCTCTCCTTGGTATTCGATCCGCTGCTTTCCAAGGTCTACAACCATATTGCAGACAGCAACGTGGTTGCCCTGAGGCATGGGGCTAAAATCGCCGCCCCCGCCAGTATCGGTTGCCATGATCGCCATGTTATTCCTCCTATTTCTTTCGAGCTGTAACCACATCTTTCGGAAGGTCGCGGATGAGCCAGTTTGGCAGGGCCTCGACATTCTCGAACGCCTCGTTGATCTTGGTCTTGTCCGGCTCTGGCTTCATCCGCTGGAACTCTGGCGGGACTGCCGCAGGATCCACAATCTCAAGCTTCGGCTTGCCGTCGCGGACGCTGTAAGAGGCTTCCGGCAACTCGATCTTCGTCAGCCCGGCAGCGCGAAGGAATTGCCCCACCGCCGCCTTGGTTGCGATAACCCGCTCGGCAATGCGCCGCTTGCGTTCGGCAAGGTTGACCACGCGCTCGGCAATGCCGGTCAGCATTTCCTCATCGCGGGCAATCTGCGCATGAAGGCGGGAGACGATGGCGAACAGGTCGGACTCCGCTTCCATCATGTCATGGAAAAGCGCGTCGTCCTCGTCGCAGAGCGGCCCCAGCAGTTCGGCCACGCGGGCGATCTCTGCCAGCTTGATCGGGTGGGCGTTCAAGCCCCGCACTCCTTGAGGAAGGCGCGGATATGAGACACGTCCTCGCCATGGTATTCCCGGCTATCGCATTCGATGGACAGCATCAGCACCGCGCGGGCGAGGCGCTTTTCCATCTTGCGGCAATGCGCTCGTTCACGGGCATAGGCCTGCTGATAGGACGGCACGAGCGGGGTTGCGCCGACGAATGCGGTCTGAGCATTCATGCTAGATCTCCCGCTTTACGAACCGCCCGCGCGCATCCCGGTCGGTCAGGCGCTTGAGCTGGTCCAGCCTGCCCTTGAAGGCGAGGAAGGTGGCGTAGTGCCCGGCTATGCAGCCAAGCGCGAAGAGGATGGGTTCGGTCATTTCGTCAGTCCTAGACGCTTGCTGAGTTCAGTGACTGCGAACGCCATCGCATCATGTCGGAACTTGGTGTCGATCTGGTCGGTGAGTTCCTTCTTGATCTCACCTGTCTTGGCATCGACAACGGACTTCACCGCACGGGTGAAAGCGTTCTCGTCCGAAGCGTAATTCTTCGGTTCGTACTTCATGTTTGCAGCGATGCTCTTGATGATCTGTTCGCGGAACGTGGTAGGCTCGCCGCGCTGGCCATAAGTGGAAACCGGCGTATAGGTGGCGTTCATGATGTCATCGATGAGGTCGGGCATCCGTGTCTGCATCACCTCAGCCATCTGCTTTTGCATGATTTCAGAGAGTTCCTGATCGAAGCGGCTAAAGAGGCGCTTGCGATAATCATCGGTCAGGCGCGAAACGATCTGGCGCCGAACACTCTCCTGGAGGCTTTCCTCATGGTTTCCGTCCTCGTCGCGGAAGACGTCATCAAGATCGATTTCGATTTTCATTTCCCATTCCCCCGTTCAGCACTGGCCTCGACAGTGCTGGAATGGGTGGGGCGCGCTTCCGAAGGGGACGAGGCGGCGCGGCGAACGAATGCAGGCAGGTCCATGTAGCCGCGATGGCCGCGCATCGGACGTGCAGCGAAGGTCATGGGGAGGCGGTCAAGCATGGCCGAACACTCCCCGAACAACCGCGTCGAACACGGCGAAAAGAGCGATCACGACAACCGGAGTTGCGGCAATGGCGAGGCGGTCTGCGGGCGCCATCATTCCCACTCCGCATTGAGTTCAGCCCACCGAGCTTCGCCCATCTCAAGACGGGCAACCTGCGCATGGCGGGACAGGCGGCGGGTTGTATCCATGTCCACCGGCTTGACGCGCGGCAGATCGGCCATGGCGGACTTGAGAACCGCCAGTTCGGTGCGGGTCGCGGAGGCCATGTTACGCTGCCTTCCCATGCCGAGCGGCAATGTCCTTGGCGGTCTGCCATGCGGCCATGCGCTCCTGAGAGGCGATCTCCGCGTCGATCCCGGCTTTCCAGTCCGACAGGAACATGGCGAACAGCGCGCGGTCATTCGGGCGGGCGTTGCGCAGGATGCGGGCGCGGTGCGTATCTAGCCGCGTGGTGCAGAACGATGCCTCGGCCTGAACCGTGGCGATCCGCTCCAGCCAGTCAGCCACCTGCGCGTTCTGCGCCGGGGTCATGATGAAATCGGGGTGCATGGCTCAGGCCTCCCCGTAGTTCGCCGGGCGGGCTGGGATCGCCTCGGGATCGGCAAAGCCAAACAGCGGCAGGAAGAAGAACGACTTGCCGCGTTCACGCAGGAGATGAGCGCCTTGGATTTCAGATGCCGCCCCAGCGGCGTCCCAAGCGGCGGCCCTAGCGGCGGCCCTAGCGGCGGCCCTAGCGGCGTCCCCAGCGGCGTCCCCAGCGGCGTCCCAAGCGGCGTCCCATTGCTCCGCAGTCATCTGGTCCAGATGCCACCAGAAATCGAGCACCTTGCCCCACTCGGAGCCAAGTACCTTACCGGGGTCGGTCAGGACGATGGCGGGCGCGCCGTCTACCGTGTCATTCACCTGACGAAGCAGGATCGCATGGGCAACGCTGATGTTGAGCAGCTTGGCGGTGGCCTTGTCGGCTTCGGCCTGTTCGACCCGGCTGAGCTGGTCCGGCGTCCATCCGGCCACGGTGTGCAAAAGCTGGCCCTGCGCGCACATGCAGGACAGATTGCCCTCTTCGTATGCGCCAATGTCGATGAGGCTGCCCTTGTACGGCTTGCCTTCGTCCGTGCCCCAGCGAGCGATCAGGTCATTCAGCGCGGTCTGCATCGTTTCCTCCATTCGCTCCGTGGAGCTTGTGGAGGTAGGATTATGCGATATTCGCAAGTCTCGCAAGTCTTATCTTGCGATTGTCGCAATTTTTTACGGATGGCGCACAAACGAAAACCGCCCCGGTTTCCCGAGGCGGCTGGTGATTGCTAGGCGAAGGCGGTCTACCTAAGAAGTGCCACGCTGGCCCGTGCCAAACCAGCGAGGAACACAGTGAAGATCGGCCACTGAAACCACATCTTCCACTCAGCGGGGATTCCTGCCAGAGTGGTAAACAGGAATATCGCCAGCGTGCATAGGGCCCCACCCTTTGCCGCTGGTTTTCCCTCGATTGAGTTTAGCTGCTCCGCAAGAGCATCGCGGACTTTATCCTGCTTCTTTGGCATACTGATCAAGCCACGCGGCGCCGGTAAGCAGGCTAATGGTCATCAAAAGCGCTCCGGCTCCGCCCAGGAGAGGAATGCCGCTCAATACTGACAGCCCGGAAAAGGCGAAGGATGCTAGGGTGAAGCAGGTCGCTACGGAAAACAGCCGATGAGACCGCCTAAGGCTGTTCACCTTGACCTCAGGTCCGTCCACGCTGGGGCTCTCCGTTACGCGCACAGTCGCATCGGCCACGATAGACGCGACGCGCTTCCGCCCGGTCACTAGAACCTGCTGATCGCAAAATCTAGTGCGAGCTGCGCTCGAGGTAGTAATATGCGGTCGATATCGGCCGCTGGGTCTTGTGAAATCAAGCGGCCGCGTCGCCATTGCCCATTACCTCTTCCAGCTGCTCGATTTTGGTGTTCAACCAATCCCGCATTGCCACCGCTTGATCATGACCGAGATACATGCCGAACTGCACCATGCGAACCATGCCGTCTTTACCTTCACGGCGGCCCAACAATTCATTGGAGTTCCCGCTCCCATCAATTTCGCTGACCGTCAATTGGGGAATGGGCGCCCGCTCTGAGTAAACCGACATAAACATCCCCTCACCTGTCGGCAGTATCCCGCCGAAAGCCCCATGGACGGGTACCTCCCGGTAATCTGGCGCTTTTATGAAATGGAACTTTACTTCGGTCATATTCTCTCCATTCCCCTTACATCCGCCTCCCGATCCGGGGCAGCAGGTAACGCCGCGTCAGCGGCTATTGGCTGGCCGCAGATCCGCAACCAACGCTGTCCGCGGAATCACGAGGTCCACAGAGACGAACCCATCCATCGCGAGTGTCCAGAACGTAGACCTTGCCGCCCGCCGCCGGGACCATTTGGTAGCGGCCCGGCAATAACCCAACTCGGTCATTCTCGCGCGCCGCCTTCATGCTCGGCGTTTCATCGCTGCACGAAGCCAGCCCGGCTGTCGAAGCCACTAAAAACGCCGCCGCCAGCCTCACAGCCGCCGCGCAAACCACACCGGCCGCCCCCTAATAGTCGCCTCCGTTTCCTGCACCTCATAGGCTGAGTACCGGGCGTTGGCGCTGAACACCTTATACCAGCCCCGCTTTCCCGGCACGCGTTCAACCAACTTGATCACGTAACCATCGTCATCCCAGAGAGCGAAGGGTCCAGGCTGGCGAGGGTCACGGTCGCGCCGATCAATGAGAATTTGATCGCCGTGATGGAAGTCAGGCTCCATGCTGTCTCCGCGCACATCGATCAACTCGAAGTCCCCGGCTTTGCCATGAAGCTGATTTTCGATCAGCTCGCGGGGCAGCTTGGCGGAGATCAGTTCGCCCTCGCCGCTTCCGCCGCCGCCCATGCCCGCGAAAGATGGAAGCACCGCGACATCGACATAATCCAGCTCACGCCCTGATGGCGGAATGTCGGGGTGTCGGTTGGTAACAGTTGGCGTCCCAAAGAGCAGCTCGGCCAGCTTCAAGGCCTCATCGCCTTGCCAGCGCCGCTTTCCGGCGAACACCTTTGACACCTTGTCCTGATCGATTTTGAGAGCCTCGGCGATGTCGATCTGACGTAGACCACGCGCCTCCATCTTCGCTTTGATAACCTCAAGGTCCATGCGTCCTTTTGCGACATTCGCAAGCGGCGCGCAAAAGCGAATATCGCAAGTTTCCTCTTGCGATGGACTTGCGATTATCGCATATTGCTCGACATGAGCACATTCGCAGACATCGTGATCGATAAGCTGGGTGGAACATCCGCCGTGGCACGTCTGATCAGCGCCCCACCCTCGACCGTGCATAGCTGGCGGAAGATCGGAATACCTTCGTCCCGGTTGGCCCACCTCAAGCTGATTGCAGACGCTCAAGGGGTTACGCTCCCCACCCCCCAGCAGGCCGCCTGACCGATGGAGGGGGGCGCAACAAAGGCTGAGCTGGCCGTGTGGACCGCCGCTGCGGCTGGCATGATGACGATCTGTGGCTTGATCGCCGCGCCGTTCGTTATGCGCGACCTCGTCTGGAAGGCCATGGGGAAGTGAGGGCCGTCCGTAAGGTCGCATACGGCGGCCCGCTTCACCGCATCGCAAACAAGCCCACTAAGGGCACCGGCGCGCGTGTGATCCTGGCGCCGGCGCACGCGGCGCACGCGGAGGCGCGCACGCTCTTCCCGTCCCGTGTGGTCGACCCGCTCGAATCTCCCCGCCTGCTCGTCTCCGGCTTCAATCAGCGCAAGATCGGAGGGAAAATCACCAAGGGTCGCTGGGCCGGCCTGACGCTCTACACGCTCACGCTGGAAGAGCGCGCCACCTGCCCTCGTTCCTGCGGCGAATGGGCAACTTGCTACGGCAACAATATGAACTGGTCGCGCCGCCACCGCGCAGGGATTGATCTTGAGGCGCGGCTGATTGGCGAACTGGTCGATCTCTCGCTGCGCCATCCCGAGGGATTTGCGGTCCGCCTGCATATCCTCGGTGACTTCTACAGCGCCGCCTACGTCGATCTCTGGCGTGAAGCGCTGGCCGAACTGCCGGGCCTGCACGTCTTCGGCTTCACCGCCCGCCAATGCGAGATTGGCGAGGCCGTCGCCGAGATGAACGCCGACTTCCCCGATCGCTGTCGCATCCGGTTCAGCGGAAGTGAAATCGGTGGCTTCGGCTCGCGCGTCATCAGCTCGTTCGCTGAGAGCCGGCATGTCGTCTGCCCCGTCCAGACTGGCAAGACCGACTGCTGCGGCACCTGCGGACTCTGCTGGACGATGGACCGCACCGTGGAATTCGTGAGGCACTGAATGAACCCGATCCTGCGCACGGCCTTCCGCGCCCACACACGCCACAACTTCACCGGCAGGGCACCGCGCGTTGCCGCCAACGATTGCCGCGGCGCGCTCCAGCCCCTGCGCGCCAGGCAGGGGCCAGCAATGGTTTTGCCTCCATCTGCTGGCCCCGATTTCCCCTGTTCGTCGGCCCGCTCCGGACCGGTGTTCGCCTCCTTTCATGATCATGGAGGTACTCGTGCCTGACGGACAAAAATATCTCTTTCCTGCGCCAACTTGGACAGAAATAGCCAAGGCCGCGCGCGAGGCGATCCGCGCGGTGAAGGCGGATTTCCCCGCTGTAGAGGACATCCACCTCGCCGCGCTCATCGACGCGAAAGATGCGAAAACCATCGATCGCCTTGAGCGCATGGAGACCAAAAAGGTCCCCGCTTCGCTGTTTGCCGGAATCAGCCGGACCTACGGCGAGCAATACGTCCGCGCTTACCGCGAACTGATGATGCAGCCGACCACGCGCGAGGCAATCAATGCCTTGCCCAGCGTGACCGCCCTTGCCGCCAAGCTCGCGGCTTCTGCCAAGGCCGGCGGCGGTGTGGACCACAACGCGCTGGCCGGGATGCAAGCCGAACTTCGCGAGGTCGAGGCGGTCGTCGCCTTCCTTCGCTCCAAATCAACACAGCACGGCATCGCCTGAACAACCCTGGAGGGGGAAACCATGGATCAGATCGTCATCATAGCCGCTGCATCTGCGGCCTTCTGCTCCGGGCTCTTTGTGGGCGTGATCGGTGCCGCAAGCCTGCTCGGCACCCAGCTCAGGACGGCTCGGGCAGCGCGCAACGCCATGTCCGACGAGGCCGGCCGCGCAACCTATCGCTTGCGGGCGCTGCGTCGGGCGTGCTTCCTGACGAACGAGAAGGGCCACCGGGTCCGCTACGCGAAGGCCAGCCATGCGGTGCGCGAGAGGGCGGAGGGCGGGCGGTGAGTTTCTGCGCCACCTGTTTCAAACCGATCGGCACACGGAACCGCACCGGCATGTGCCGCCAGCACGCCGCATCGCTGCAACGCAAGATCCGTGAGCCGAAGCACTGCGCGACCTGCGGCGATGAGCTCGGCCGGAACAACAAGCACGGCTACTGCCGGCGCCACCTCGCCGCGGCAATCATGCAGCGCCCCAACGTGAGGGAGAAGCAACGCGAAGGCGTCCGGCGCAAGATCGCCGCAGATCCGGTCTATCTCGAATCCCTTCGGAAGCGGGCGGCCGAACATGCGCGCAAGCCGGAAACCATGGAACAACGCACACGCTACTTCCGCGAGAACCGCGTCTGGGAACTGGGCACAGCCGCTCAGCCGGCCGGGTCCGAGGCTCGCAAGCGTGCCGGTCGCACGATCTCGGCGAAGCGGTTGGCCTGGTGCCCACCGTACCTGCGCAAGCAATACCTCACCCTCATTCGCAACCACTACGGCCAGGAAGAGGCGCGGCGGATCGTTCTTGATCAGGAGGCCGCCGACATCGAGCGGATGCGCCGGAAGATGGGCGAGATTCGACCCATCAGCATCAAGGCTGCGACGCACGCCGAAGTCCTGCGCGAGATCGCCGCGGCGTTCGATGTAGATGTCTCCGACATCACGGGAACGAGCCGCAAGCGCCACATTGTCGAGGCGCGGCGCACGGCGATGTACGTCCTGCGGCGGCGCGGCAATTCCATGCCCCAGATCGGCAACATCCTCCGCGTCGACCATTCCAGCGTCAGTCATGGCCTCGACAGGTTCGAGGATGCGGCCACGGACGAGATGCATGTGGTTGCGGGGCGGTTCTTTGAGGAGGCCGAGGCGGCATGATCACGCTCCGGCCATATCAGGCGCGCGCAATCGCCGAGTGCCGCGACGCCTACCGCGCCCACAACCGCGCCGTGCTCCTCGTTATGCCGACCGGTGCCGGCAAGACCATGACCGCGTCCACCGTCGTCCATGGTGCGGCGGCCAAGGGCAACGTGACGTGGTGGCTGACCCATCGCCGCGAACTCGCCGGCCAAGCCAGCCAGACCTTCCACGCGCTCGGCATTCCGCACGGTACGGTGCAGGCCGGCCACGTCTCCGACCCGCGCGCGCTGGTGCAGGTGGCCTCGATCCAGACCATCGTGCGCCGCCTCGAGCATCTCCCCTCCCCCAACCTGATCGTGTTCGACGAGACACACCACATCGGCGCGGCGCAGTGGGATGAAATCTTCCATCGCTTCCCGGCCGCGCGCGTTCTCGGGCTGACCGCAACGCCCTGGCGCCTCGATGGGCAGGGTCTCGGGCGCTGGTACACACGAATGATCCTCGGCCCGACCACCGGGGAACTGATCGGCGAAGGATCGCTGGCCCGCTACCGGCTTTTTGCCCCCGCCACGCCCGACCTGTCCGGCGTCGGCACGACGGCCGGCGACTACCAGCGCGGCGCCCTCGCCGCCGCCATGAACAAGCCGCAGATCGTCGGCGATGCGATCGGGCACTACCGCCGGCTCTGCGCCGGCAAGCGTGCCGTCGCCTTCGCGGCCGGCGTCGAGAACTCCAAGGCCATCGCCGCGCAGTTCTGCGCAGCGGGCATCCCTGCCGAGCATGTCGATGGCTCCATGCCGTCCGAGCAGCGCGATGCGGCCGTCGAGCGATTCCGCCGCGGCGAGACGCTGGTCCTGTCGAACGCGGACCTGTTCGGCGAGGGCTTCGACGTTCCGGCGATCGAGGCGGCGATCCTGCTGCGCCCGACGAAATCGTTGAGCCTCCACCTGCAGCAGGTCGGGCGGGCTTTGCGGCCGAGCGAGGGCAAGGCTGAGGCTACGATTCTCGATCATGCCGGCAACAGCCTCCTGCATGGTCTGCCTGACGACGAACGCGATTGGAGTCTGGACGACCGGGAGAAGCGCAAGCGGGCCGAGAAGACCGATGTGCCGGTGCGCCAGTGCTCGGAATGCTTCTTCGTCTACCAGCCCCGCCCCGCCTGCCCGAACTGCGGTCACGAGCCGCCAGTCAAGGCGCGCGAGATCGAGGTGGTCGAGGGGACGTTGGAGGAGGTCAAGGCAGTGCCGCGCGCCAAGTTCCGGGAGCAGGGTAAGGCGAACTCGCTTGAGGCCCTGATCCAGCTCGGCCGGCAGCGTGGCTACAAGGCGCCGGAGTTCTGGGCGCGCAAGGTCTGGGCGTCCCGGCAGGGGAGGCACGCGGCATGAGCGCCCCCCACACCGACCTCGTGAACGCGATCCGGCTCTATCTGAGCGAGATTGGCGCCATGTCCACGCCGATCGACACACCCGGCCTGCTCTACACGCGCGACGGACGCCCGGCGATGTTTGGCACGAAGGGCGCGCTCGACATCGCAGCGACGGTCAAGGGCCGCGCGGTCTGGATCGATGCCAAGACCGGGCGGGACCGCCTGAAGCCGGCCCAGGTCAAGTTCTGCGCGGCGCAGGAGCGCGCTGGCGGCATCGCCTTCGCCGCCTGGTCGGTTGCCGACGTCAAGGACCGCCTCGAACAGGAGGGGCTGCTGTGACAACCGAAACCGAGCGCTCCGCCGCCACGGCCGAACTCGCCCGCGCCAAGCTGACTGCATGTCTGGCCGGCACCGACTGGAAAGAAGAGATCGACCCCGCGACCCTGCAGTGGCTGGCGTGGCTGTGGCAGGCCGAGGCGCGCGACACGCCGGCCAAGCGTTGGGCCAACGCCAACCCGCGCCACCCTACCGTCTGCAAGTTCCTTCGGCTCGATCCGACCGACCCCTATGTGCCCTATGCCACCCATCCTTTCCGCGTCGGCCAGGATCCGGACACCGGCAAGGCGCGCATCCTCGTCGCATGGCCCTGTCCGCGGCTGATCGACGAGCAGGACGACCACCTCGGCATTCAACAGGTGCTCTCGTGGGCGCCGGTAGCCAACACCGTCGAAATCCTCGGCGACCCTGAACCGCAGCTCGCCGGCGCCTTCCCCTCCTACGAGGAAGGCACGCTCTTCGCTGATCCGTTCGCCTTCTTCCGCGCATGGGTCGAGGCCCGCGCGATGTGGGCGGTCGATTGGCTGGCGTCGAAGGATCAGGCCTGGCGCAGCCGTCCCGCCGAGACGGACCTCGTGCCCGGGTGTCTGATGGTCGGCTCGATCGAGCGGATCCGCTGGGCGCCGTCGGACCTGCCGGCAAATCTCACCTGCGTCGGGGTCGATCCCCGCGCTCTCAACAAGGCGATCGTGAAGGCTGCGCGCCTGCCATTCGCTACGAACTCACGCTCTCCGCTCAGGAGGGCGGCATGATGGCCGACGATGCAATTCCGCTCAACGCCTGGAAGGGACGACTGCAGTCCTCCAAGCAGGGCTACAAGAAGAATATGACCAACCTGATGATGTTCCTCCGGAACCTCAGGGAACTCGGCAACACGATCCGCTGGAATGAGCTGGCGCAGCGGCCGGAGTGGAACGGATCGCCACTCACCGACCACGACATCGTTGACATCCGCCTGATACTCGAGGGCCACGACTATGAGCCGGCGAAGGACGACATCTTCCCGGCCGTGATGCGCCACGCCCGCGAGAATGCCTATCACCCCGTCCGCGACTATCTGCGCAGCCTGAAATGGGACGGCACGAAGCGGATCGACCACTGGCTGACCGCCTGCCTCGGTGCGCCGGACACCGCCTTCGTGCGCGCTGTCGGCCGCAAGACCCTGATCGCGTCCGTGGCGAGGGCGTTCAAGCCGGGGTGCAAGGTCGACACCGTCCTCGTTCTTGAAGGACCGCAAGGCCTCAAGAAGTCGACGGCGATCGCCACGCTCTTCAGCCCGGACTGGACCGCGGAATCGGTCAACCTGTTCGACCAGCACAACAAGATGGTCATGAGCATGATGGGCGCCTGGTGCGTGGAGCTCGCCGAGTTCATCGCGATCGCGAAGAAGGATACGAACGCGGTCAAGGGGATGCTCTCGATGCGCTCGGATCGCGTCGTGCTCCCTTATGCCAAGATGGCGTCCGACCATCCCCGCCAGTGCATCTTCTTTGGCACGATCAATCCCGGCGAAGGCGGGTATCTGACGGACAGCACCGGCAACCGCCGCTACTGGCCCGTAGAGGTGATGAAGGCGGATATCGAGCTCATCATCTCACGCCGCGATCAACTTTGGGCCGAAGCCTACCGCGCATACCTCGCCGACGAAGAATGGTGGCTCGACGCCGAGCAGGAGGCCCTCGCCCGCGTTCAGGTCTCCCAGCGCGAGAAGGGCGACATCTGGGACGAAGTGCTTGAGGCCAAACTGGAAAAAGAACGGTCAGAGGGCCGGCCTGTCAATAATCTGTCGCTCGGCGCAGCCCTCCAACTGATCGGCGTCCCGAACGAGCGCATGGACGGCAGGGCCGAGGAAAGAGTTGCGGCCTGTTTGCGCCGTATTGGCTTCAAATCAACCCCGCGGAAAGAGCGCGACGAAAACGGCGAGCGCAGATCTGTGCGGGTTTGGGTGAGGAAATCTGATGCCGCAAGCTGACTACAAGCCTGACTACAAAGTGACTACAGGCCATGGGAAACGTGCGCCTGCTGTAGTCACCCCGTTCATCTGGCAACCCAATAACATGAACGACACACAGCCTGACTACGGTAGTCACCTACACCGTTGTAGTCACCCTGTAGTCACCCTCAACGCAGCAGAAAACCGCCATTCTAGCCCCCTGACTACTCTTACTACTCCTTTAGAAGAGAAAAGAGATAAAAAGAGAAAATGGTGGGCTGGTAAAGGGTACGCGCGCGAGGCGTGGTCACGTAGTCAGGGGAGGCTGTAGTCATGCCTGACCTCTTCGACCGCACCGACGCCCCGAACCCGCGCACCATCGGCCACGGCAATGCTGCTCTCCTCGCCGACATCGCGAACGGGGCGACCCGCGCCCAACTCACCGCCAACCGCAACGCCGGCAAGTATCCCGACCTCTGGCCCCACGCAGGCCAGTGGCTGAGGTTCAAGGGACTGTAACTCGATCGTATCGCAGGGGGATCGCTAGAATGACCACGATGTTCGTACCGCCGGAAGCCATCCAGCGCTCCCACCTCACCGCAGAGCAGATCGCTACGGCAATCGTCGAACTGCCGCTGTGGGGATGGTTCATGGCAAACGGGAAGCCTCCCCGTCGTGTCCATCGCACGCCCAAGCCCGAGGACGGTTCCCCGCTCAGCTACCGCGGCAACCACTGCACCGACTGCAACGCGCCCATCAGCCCTTACTCCCGGGGTCGGTGTCGCAAGTGCGGGTATTCGGCTCTCGTGCGCCCCGTGCCCGAGGACTTCCTTGCTGTCCTGCGCAAACTCGGATCCCAGGGTGCTGCTCGGCACTACCGATCCAGCCTCGCCACAGTCACCCGTTGGCGCCGTGAGCTCGACCTCAAGCCGCAATACCGCGCCAAGAAGGGCATCGGTCAGAGCCGGTTCCGCGGCTTCACCGAGCGCCCCCTGATCAACCACCGCGATCTCACCATGGCGGGGCAGGCTGTCGAGTTCCTGAGGCGCTACGGTGCCGTCTATCGTTGCGATGGTGACGGCAAACCGAACGCCAAGGGATCGCACTGGCGGCGCAACTACAGCATCCTGACCAACGAGCAGGTGGTCCACCAGGCCACGCGGCTTGGGTGGGTTCAGGTGGAGTTCTGATCGTGGCTAACACCCTCACCCCCAAGCAGCAGCGCTTCGTCGAGGAGTATCTTGTGGATCTGAATGCGAGCGCTGCCTATCGCCGTGCTGGCTATGCCGCGAAGGGGAACTCGGCTGAGGTGAACGCCGTCCGCCTGCTAAGAAACGCTCAGGTGGCGGCTGCGATCGAAACTGCCAAGGCAGACCGGTCCGAGGAGACCCGCATAACCGCCGCGTGGGTGCTTGAGCAGGCCGCTCTGGTCTACGAGGAGGCCCACTCGGACGGCGATCGCAAGAACGCCCTGAGAGCGCTGGAGATGTGCGGCAAGCATGTCGATGTCGCCGCCTTCAAGGAGGGTGCCGCCCAGGTCAATGTGACCGTCGCGCCCAGCCTCGCCCACTTCTACGGCAGCACCGATGGCTGACCTCGGCCACAACGGCGGACCCACGCTCAACCCGGCCCTGCGCGACTTCTGGTTGGCGAAGAACAACGAGCGCGGCGAGCCGATCCGCAACCGCATCCTCTACGGCGGCCGCGCGAGTTCGAAGTCGTGGGATGCGGCGGGCTTCGTCGTGTTCCTGGCCTGCAATTTCAAGATCAAGGTGCTCTGCGCCCGCCAGTTCCAGAACAAGATCGAGGAATCGGTCTACTCGCTCCTCATCGTCCAGATTGAGCGGTTCGGGTTGCGCGATCAGTTCCGGATCCTCGACAACAAGATCATTCATCGCCGCACGGGCTCTGAGTTCGTGTTCTACGGTCTGTGGCGCCACATCGGCGAAATTAAGTCGCTCGAAGGCATCGACATCTGCTGGCTGGAGGAAGCCCACGCGCTGACCGAGGAGCAGTGGAAGGTGCTCGAGCCGACGGTGCGCAAGGAAGGGTCTCAGTTCTGGATCATCTTCAACCCCATGCTCTCGACCGACTTCGCCTGGCGCAGGTTCGTCTCGGCGCCTCCTGCCGGCTCGCTGGTCCGGATGATCAACTACACCGAGAACCCGTTCCTCTCGCAGACCATGAAAGACGTGATTGCCGCCGCTCAGGCTGAAGACCAGGACGAATTCGAACACATCTACCTCGGCGTGCCACGCGACGATGACGACATGGCGGTGATCAAGCGTTCGTGGATCATGGCGGCGATCGATGCCCATACCACGCTTGGTATTGAACCATCCGGGCGCAAGCGGATCGGCTTCGACATCGCCGACAGCGGGCAGGACAAGTGCGCCTCGATCTATGCGCACGGGCAACTGGTCAGCTGGGCCGACCTGTGGAAGGCGGGCGAGAATGAGCTGCTGAAGTCGTCCACACGCGTCTGGCAGGCAGCGGGCGAACGCGACGCGGAGGTGATCTACGACAGCATCGGCGTCGGTGCATCGGCCGGCGCCAAGTTCAACGAGCTCAACGAGGCTGAGGTGCGCACGGCTCAGATCAATGGTCGGCGCTCGATCCGCATCGCACACGCCGGCTTCAACGCCGGTGGCCCGGTCTACAAGCCCGATGCAATCTATGCCCGCTCGCACCCCCGCAAGACCAACAAGGACATGTTCGCCAACATCAAGGCGCAGGCATGGTGGGGTGTGGCAGATCAGCTGCGCGCGACGTTCAATGCCGTCCGCGAGGGCGCGCCGTTCGATCCGGGCGAGATCATCGCGATCGACGCCGACCTCGCCCACTTGCCGCTGCTGATCGATGAACTCGCCACTCCGAAGCGCGACTTCGACGCCGCGGGAAAGGTCAAGGTCGAGTCCAAGAAGGACCTCGCCAGGGCGAACCGTGAAGGTGGCCCACGCCCCTCCCCCAACCTTGCCGACGCATTCGTGATGGCCTTCGCGCCCGGCCGGCGGGCGATGCAGATCAGTTCGGCCGCTCTGCAGGCGGCTTGATGGGCTTGATCAGGTCGAGGTCCTCCGGCGTCATGCCCACCGACGCCAAAATCTCACGCAGTTCGCGCTCGGTCTCGGCGGCAATCGCGGCGTCGATCAGGTCGGCAAGGCTCAGCACCATCGCGCCAAGGCATAGCACGGCGACGAGCGGCTTAACATGGACCTTACAAGATCGGAACGAGGGCCCATGTTCGAACGTCTCCGCGCCGCGTGGCGAGCGCTTTTTCAGCGAACCACGGCGCTCACCCCAGTTGAGCAGCCCCGCGGCGAGCCGCGCATCAGCCAGGCCGCCCTGTGGGAAGCCGAGCGCCATGGTGCGCCGACGTTCACGCCCGAACTGACTTTCCGGGCCGTCACACCTTTCCCCGGGACACTCCCAACCGGCATGGCGATGGACAGCGTCACTTCCGATGCCTCGCAGCTCGCCGCCTATGCGATGGAGCAGTTGCACCACGAAGGCCTCGGCTTTCTCGGCTACCCTTACCTCGCCGAACTGTCGCAGCGTGCCGAGTACCGCAACGTCGTGACGATCTGGGCGGAATACTGCACCAAGAAGTGGATCAAGCTGACCGGCGACGACGCCAAGGTCTCTGAACTGGAGGCAGAATTCGACCGCCTGAAGGTCCGCGACATCTTTCACCAGGCCATCACGCTCGAGGGTTTCTTCGGGCGCATGCAGGTCTTCCTCGACTTCGGTGACTGGGATCAGCCCGACGAACTGGCTGTCCCGCTGGCGATCGACCCGCGCAAGATCGGCAAGAACCGCCCGCTCAAGGGCCTGGCGCTGGTCGAGCCGATGTGGAGCTATCCAGGCGTCTACAGCGCGCAGAACCCGCTCGCACCGGACTTCTACAAACCCTCTGGTTGGTACGTCTCAGGCCGCACCGTGCACCGCACCCGGCTACTGACGCTTGTCTCGAACCCGATGCCGAACATGCTGAAGCCGGCCTATGCCTTCGGCGGCGTATCACGGGCCCAGCAGTGCAAGGCCTATGTCGACAACTGGCTGCGCTCGCGTCAGTCGGCCAGCGACCTGCTCCATGCGTTCTCGGTCATGGTGCTGAAAACCGACATGGAATCGGTGATGAGTGGCGGTGTAGGGGATGCTTTGTGGAACCGCGTCGACCTGTTCAACAAGACCCGCGACAATCGCGGCACCTTCGTGATCGACAAGGACGCCGAGGACTTCGACAACGTCTCAGCGCCGATCGCGGGCCTCGACAAGCTGGTCGCCCAGTCGCTCGAGCAGATCAGCGCGATCTCCGGAATCCCCATCTCGATCCTGCTTGGCCAGACTCCGAGCGGCCTCAACGCCTCGTCCGAGGGTGAGATCCGCATCTTCTACGACCGGATCATGTCGTGGCTGGACACCAACCTTCGGCCGCTGCTCGAACCCCTGCTCGACATCGTGCAACTCTCGCTCTGGGGGAAGGTTGACGATGATATCGCGTTCGAATTCGAAGCTCTGTGGGAGATGAGCGACAAGGACAAGGCCGACATCCGCAAGTCCGATGCCGAGGCCGATCTTGCCTACATCGACGGCGGCGTGGTCGATGCTGACGAGGTGCGCGAACGGCTGCGCAACGATGAGACCAGCCTCTATCATGGCGTCGACCTCACGGGGCCCGCGCCGGATGTGCCGGAAGATGCTGCGGAGGGTGAGCAAGGCCTCCCTTTCGGGTCGGACGCGAACTGGAATGAGGGCGACCACCCACGCGATGAGAACGGACAGTTCGCTGGCGGTGCTTCGCCGACCGAGATCATGCAGCACGTCTCCAAGGTCATCGGTGGCAAGGGCAACCATCCACCGCTAACCCTCGGTAAGGCAAGCTCGACGAACGTCGACCTGGTCAGGGCGCAGACTGGCTACAGCATCGCCGGGCATTCACGCGTGCTTGAGAGCAGCGACATCCGCCACGCGTTCAACAGGCATTCCGACGTCGGCAAGGAGGCTGAGCGGCAGCAAGTCGCGATCGGCAAGCAGGACTTCACCAAGCTGGGCGCGATTGTCGAAGGCGCGCACCGCGTCGAGCTCAAGGGTGATCCCGGCGGCGGCAAGGGGCAGCGCCTGGTCTATCACGCCGAGGTCGACGGTCACGTCTACGAGTACGTCGAGCACATTCGGCCGAACGCGCAGCTGGTCGCATTCAAGACCATTCGGAAGCGCCGGGCATGAGAGGGAATGAACTCGGAGCGGCGCGTGCTCCACGAGGCGAAAACCTCGTTTTCCTTGGCCTGTACGTCCTGAACGGGCTCCAAGTTCGCTGTCTACATAGCCGAACGGCGGCGGAATTGCAATGCTGAAGCCTGTCCGCCCCTCTGCGCCGATCCACGCAAAGTACGAGGCGCGGCTGGTCGCTCTGGTTGACGAGATGCACCGCTCGATCGTGCATTGGATCGCGGCCGAGTGGCGCAAAAACGAGCCTGAGACCGTGCTGCTCGCGAGCGACGACACGCCCGTCGCCGCGCTCCAGGCCGCGCTGAACAAGCTTGGCCGACGCTGGCTGTCCCGTTTCGATGACTTGTCCGAGAGTTTGGCCGAATATTTTGCCACGGCGGTTCGCTCGCGCTCCGACCGCGCACTGGCCGATATGCTCCGCAAGGGCGGCTTCAGCGTGAAGTTCCGCATGACGCCTGCCATGCGTGATGCCTTTGCGGCGGTGAGGGCGGAGAACGTCGGGCTCATTCGCTCAATTGCAGCGCAGCATCTCGGCCGGGTTGAGACGCTCGTGATGCAGTCGGTATCTCAGGGGCGGGATCTCAGCGCCCTCACCGATGCCCTGGTCAAGCAGCACGGGATTACGCGCCGCCGCGCCGCACTGATCAGCCGCGATCAGAACAACAAGGCGACGGCCGTCCTGACCCGCGCCCGCCACGCCGAACTCGGCATTACCCACGCCAGGTGGATGCACTCGGCCGGCGGCAAGCACCCGCGAGAGGCGCATGTCCGCTTCTCGGGCAAGACGTATCCCATCGCAACGGGGCATGATTTTGGCGATGGTTTGGGCCCGGTATGGCCCGGCACCGCGATCAATTGCCGGTGCGTGGCTGTCCCGATCGTCCCCGGCTTCGACTGAACCTGCGCCCGCTCCCCGTATCCTGAGATTACGGAGGAGCATTTCCCATGGCGTCCAATCTCGTCGACCTTGTCAAAATTTCGGTCAACAACAACGGGACGGGCGCAATCAGCCTCGGTGCGGCCGTGCCGGGATATCGTGGGATTGAGGCGCTCACCAACGCCAAGGTCTACAGCTACGCCATCCAGCAGGGTTCGCAGTACGAGGTCGGGCGCGGCACATACCTGTCCTCGGGGCAGCAGCTCTCGCGCACGGTGCTGTACTCCTCGAACGGCAACGCGGCGATCAATGTGCAGGCAGGGGCTCAGGTGGCCTTCGTGGCGCTGGCCGAGGATCTCGACGCGGTTCAGCTCACCTCGGACATGGTTGCAATCGAGGCTGCGGTGCTGGCTGCGCAGGCTGACGTTGTGACCAGGCAGAGCGATGTTTCTGACAAGCAGGCGCTGGCTGCGACGAACGAACTGAATTCTGCCGCCAGTGCGACCACGGCCACAACGCAGGTTGGCCTCGCTACAACGCAGGCAACCATTGCGGCCGCGGCTGCCGGCGTGCTCGGCGTGCTGCCATCGACCCCTGCGGCCCTCCCCAACGAGGTTCTGACTGTCACCGGCGGCGTAGGGACTGGCTCCGGGGGCACTCCGGGGGAATACGCGATGGTCCTGACCGGCGGGCCGAGTGGCGCTCAGGTTTTCGGCACGATCGGCGGCGATGGCAAGGTCGCGGGGTATCGAATCGCGAACCCCGGCATCTCGGTGAGCAGCAGTGCGCCTACCATCGCGTGGCCCACTGGCACTGGGTTGACGGGCGCGACGGCTCCGACTGCGACAGTCGGCACCATCCCGGCGCCGCGTGCGTTCTGGGGTGTCACGGCCGACAGCGCATATCAGGCGCTCTGGATCAACAGCGCCGGCGTGCTGACACCGGTAGTCGGGCCGGACGGCAGCCAGATCAAGCGCCCGATCGGCTCGACCGGCTCCTCTTGGATCACGAAGTCGGGCCTCGCCGAACTCGGCAGCGACGCTCGCGGCCTGACTTTCGCCATCACGGATCCGAACAAGCGAGTCATCCTCGCGGGTTTTTCCGATGGCGGCCTGTCGTTCAAGCTTGACACGACCAGCCCCGCCGCAACGTGGGTCACCTCACAGATCGCCGCCAACTCCGCGGTCCGCAAGAGCGACATGGTGCAGGAGTTCAGGGGTTCGGCCATCGGCTCCACGCCCCCGAATGCCCTGATCTATGCCATTCGGGATGCATCGAACCGCTTCCTGTTCGGCGTGGGTTACGACGGGGCGTTCGAGGTCGGGAAGTACGATGCCAAGGTGCAACGCGCCGTGCTCGGCGCCAGCACGGCCGTCCCTTACATCGACGAGAGCGGCGGCCAGATCATCGTCCGCTACGGCGCCGGCACGGTGACGCTCACCAGTGAGGGCACGAACTCCAAACCGCAGCGGGTCGGCAACCGCATCGCATTCCTGTCCGACCGCTACCGTTCGATCACGCAGCCCTACATTATGGATGCCGATGGTTCGAACCAGCGCGCTTTCCAGGTGGACCGCCCCTATGAGGGGTTCTTCATCACTGGGCAGTCCCTGGCGGCTGGCTATGGCACCAACGCGATCTCCAACGCGGTCTACCCGCAGAACGCCTACTGCCTGACTGGCGGCCCGGTTCACGATGGTGGGTCGCCGGCCACGGCACCCCTGATCTCCCTGCGCGAGGTGACCAAGGAAACGATCGCGACCAGCTTCGCGACGGCGGTGCTCGACAGTGAACTCGCGTTCCGGCCGGAAAACCGCCTGGTGCTGTTCGGCAACCCGGTGTCCTCGACGGCCTATTCCGGCCTGAAGCAAGGGACGACGCCGTACAACAACACGCTGACCGAGATCTCCAATATCCTCGCGATCAACCCGTCCTTTCTCGTGCGCGGGTTCGGGGTGATCCACGGGGAGCAGGACGCCGGATCCTCGACCTACGCCACCGACCTCCAGACGTGGCAGGCCAACTACGAAACCGACATCAAGGCGCTGACCGGACAGGGCGAGAGCGTCATCATGTTCGTCTGCCAGACGTCGTCGATCCGCTACTACTACCCGACCACGATGAACGCGCACAAGTCGGCCCTGGCGGCGCTCGCGGCATCTGTCGCGAACAGCAAGGTCGTGTTCGTCTGCCCCGAATATTTCCTGACGTACCAGTCGGACAACCTGCACATCACGGGCGCGTCGGAACGCTTGCTCGGCGAGTATTTCGCCAAGGCATACCGCAAGGTCATCTGCGAGGGGCGCGACTGGCGCGGGGTCAGCCCGCGGAGCTTCACCCTCGGCAGCAACTACGTGGACGTGCAGTTCTGGGTGCCCGTCGCCCCCCTCGTGCTCGATACCGCGCTGTGCACCGACCCCGGCAACTACGGCTTCAACTATGTCGACGATTCGGGCCGGACGATCAGCAGCGTGGCGCTGAAGGGCGGCACGACGGACACGGTGCGGATCACCCTGTCGGGCACGATCGGCACCCATGCCGTGCTCGACTATGCCTACAACAACGGCACGGCCAGCACCTCCGGGCCGACGGGCGGCGCGCGCGGGTGTCTGCGCGACAGCGACCCGGCCCTGTCCCGCTGGGACGGCGCGACGCACCTCTACAACCCCTGCGCCATCTTCCAGCAAGCGCTGAACTAAGGACCGCCAGCCATGAAAGTGCTTACCCTCGACAGTTCGGTTTCGGACGTCACCCTGCCGACCCTGACCCTGCTGGAAGATCTCGAAACCCAGATCGTCGCGCTCTCGCCGCGCGCATGGTGGGATGCGACCAATTCGGCCTATCGCACCGACGTGGGTGCGGGCGGTGCCGTGGTGACGGGGTCGATCTCCGGCACGACCCTGACCGTCTCAGCGGTGGCTGCGGGCACTATTGCGGTCGGCCAGAGCGTCGGCGGCGCATCGGCCGGAACGTACATCACAGCACTGGGCACCGGAACGGGCGGGACCGGCACGTACACGGTCAACAATTCGCAGACCGTCGCATCGGGCACACTGAACCTGTACGCCACCTGCTCGCAGCTGACCGACCGCTCGGGCAACGGGTTCCACCTGGTGCAGGCCACCCTTGCCAACCGACCGGCGATCTCCGCGAACTACTTCGGCTCGATCGGCGGGACGAACCGCGATGCGCTGTCATTTGACGGATCGGCTGATCGGTTCATGACCACCGCAGGCAATGTCTATGACGGCACCTACCTGTGGACCGAATTCTACGTCCTCAAGGGCTTCGGCGCCGCCACTGCCGTTCCTGGCTATGTCAACAGCGGCAGCTCGTCCTACACGTTCAACCAAGGCAATAGCGCAAATATTTGGCAAGCCTTCGTCGGCAGCGTTAACGTCAACACCGCCGCTCAAAACACTCTGGCCACGCTGATCGGCACGTTCAACTATCCGGGCTCAGGCAACGTCACTGCCACTTTTGAAGTGAACGGCATTTCCAGTTCGGGCTCGTTCGCCCTCGGGAGCAACGCTCCGGGCACCAATACTGCTCTGCTTGGCTCCTACCAGACCAGCCACGGACTCAAGTGGAACGGCGTCATCGCCGAGCGGATCGTGTTCAAGGCGGACCTCTCCGGCAACTCATCGGCCATGGCGCTGCTGCGGGCCTATGCCGCGCAGAAGTATCGCTGATGGGCGAAACCCTCCTCCTCGCCATGGACCGGGCCTCGGTCCGCCGCAGAGACGCCAACGGCTATCTGCACGTCGAGATCAGCAACATCTCGAAGGCGAACGTGTGCCCCTACTACGGGAGCGAAATCCCGGGCGCCGAAGACCTCGGCCTCGATCCCGCGCGAGTCTACATGCTCTACCGCGATCCGGAGGAGCTCGCCCGTGCTGCGGAGACGTTCAACAACGTGCCGCTCCTTTCCCAGCATGTCCCCGTGCTGCCTGAGGAAGGCCTGCCGGAAGAACTCATCATCGGCTCGACCGGGACGGACGCGACATTCGAAGATCCGTACCTGAAAAACAGCCTGGTCGTCTGGCAGCAGGAGGCACAGGACGCGATCGACGCCGACCGCAAACGCGAGCTTTCCTGCGGGTATCGCTATGTTGCGGACATGACTGCCGGGCGCACTCCCGAAGGTTTGCAATACGACGGTGTAATGCGGGAGATCATGGGTAACCACGTTGCTCTGGTGATTGAGGGCCGCGCGGGACCGGACGTTATGGTCGGAGACGATGTGATGAAGCTCAAGTCGCGCACGGCGCTGCTGATTTCCGGGGCCCTGCAGGCCCATATCCGCCCGCTGCTGGCGAAGGATGCCAAGGTCGATCTCTCGGCCCCGCTGTCCGAAGTCGACGCGAAGTCATTTGCCCTCGACGGCGCGCCCAAGAAGCTCGCCGCGAAGGTCGCCAAGCTGGTCAAGCCGCACCTTGCCGCAGACCAGTCGCTCGACGCCGACGCGCTCGCCAACTTCCTCTCCGGCGTTCAGCCGATTGCCCTCGACGAAGACAAGATCGACGACGAGGACAAGCAGGCTGAGGACGAAGACGAGGACGAGAAGGACGACAAGCAGGCGGCCGACGAGTCCTCGGATGATGATGACGACAAGCAGGCCGAAGACGAAGACGGCGACGATGACGAGGACGACAAGAAGCAGGGCATGGACGCCGCTGCTGTGCGCCGCCTCGTTGCCAAGGCCGAACGCCGTGGCCGCGCCGCCAATGCCGCCATCGAGGTCGCCAAGGCCGAAGTGAAGCCGCTGGTAGGTGAAGTGGTCGGCCTGGACAGCGCCGAGGCTATCTACAAGCTCGCCCTCGATCAGGCTGAGGTTGATACCAAGGGCGTCCATCCGAGCGCCTACCGCGCCATGGTCGCGATGCTGAAGAAGCCATCCGAGATGGCCCGCGATGCCAAGCCTGTGGTCGGTGCCGGCAAGCTGGCGCAGATCATCCCCAACCTTCCTCCTGTGATCCGGAGCTAACACCATGGGTCTGAACACTTTCCAGACGTCTGTCGCGTCCGATCCGAGCCCCGGCGTCGAGGGCGGGTTCGCTGGGGGCAACCCCTACTTCTCGCTGATCACCCCGGACGAAGGCATGTTTGTCGGCGCCGCCATTCCTCCTACCATCGGCAATTTCGGCTGGGTGAACACCGCGAACGGGCAAGTCTCGGCGCAGCATCCGGGTGTTACCACCACTCGCATCGGCTTCATCCATCGCGACCAGGGCGCCATCGTCAACGGCGCTGGCATGTTTGCCAGTGCAAGCATGGCGACGATCTCCGGGCAGCCGGTCGACGTTGCTGAAGATGGCACCTTTTGGGCCCGCTTCGCTGCGGGCGCGGCCATCGGCCAGAAGGTCTATGCGAACTACGCCGACGGTGCTTGCACCGCTGCGGCGACGGGTTCTGCGGCTAGCGTTACCCGGTCGGTGACCACGACGAACACCTCCGCGACGATCAGCTACACCGGCGGGGCCATCTATCCAGGTCAGCCCGTCAGCGGCACCGGCATCCCAGCTGGCGCCTACGTTGTGAGCGTCAACTCGGGCGCGGGCACCGCCGTGATCAGCGCCGCAGCTACCGCGTCGGCCACTGTGACCGGCACCTTCACCACCAATTTCGAGACCAGCTTCTCTGTCCGATCTACGGCCGGGAATGGCGAACTCGCGAAGATCTCTGTCCGGGGGTAACTGAAATGCGTGATCCTATTCTCCGCCAGGAACTCGCCGATCGGGGCGTTTTCTATCCCGCCAATGCGGTCTTCGGCCACGATGGCAGCGAGGCCAGTAAGGCGCGCTACGATGCGATGCGCCGCGATTACCGTGTCGCGCTAGACGCCTTCCCGCACCTGAAGATGGCGATTGACGCGCAGCCGGGCCTCGTAACCAGCCCCAACGCTGGCGCCCTGCTCTCTGCCCTGTCGATCGTCGATCCCCAGGTCGTCCGCGTGCTCTTCACCCCGATGAAGGCTGCACAGATCATGGGCGGCGAGGCGCAGAAGGGTTCATGGATCGACCAGATCGCGTACTTCCCTATGGCCGAGTCGACCGGCCAGGTCGCCAGCTACGGCGACTTCAGCAACAACGGCAGCATCGACGTTAACGCTCAGTGGAACTACCGTCAGCCCTACAGCTGGCAGGCGTTCAAGCGCTACGGCGAACAGCAACTGGACCGTTGGGGCGCGGCCGGCCTGAACTACGCCGCCGAGCTCGACAACGCTCTGGCGTTCAAGTTCAACAAGGTCTCGAACAAGTCGTACTTCTACGGCATCACTGGCCTAGTGAACTACGGTCTGCTGAACGATCCTTCGCTCAGCAGCGCTATCAGCCCGGGGACCAAGGCGGACACTAGCCAGGGCGTCACTTGGCTCAAGGCGACGGCCATTGAAATCTACAACGACTTCAAGGCTCTCTACACCGCCCTGAACGTCCAGACCGGCTACAACCTCGAGATGGACGCGCCGATCACGCTCGCCATGTCGAGCAATCGCGAGCCGCAGCTCGCCGTCACCAACGACTTCGGCCTGACCGCCAAGGAGATGATCCAGAAGTCGTTCCCGAACCTCAAGTTCGAGGTGGCGCCGGAATATTCGACGCAGTCGGGCGAATTCATGCAGCTCATGGTCACCGACTATGAAGGCGTGAAAACCGCCTATCCGGCTTACACCGAGAAGATGCGCGCCCACGCGCTGGTGATCGGTTCGTCGGACTGGTCGCAGAAGAACTCGGCCGGCACCTGGGGTACCATCATCCGCCGTCCGATCATGATTAAGGGTATGCTCGGCATCTGAATGCCCGAGCCCTCTAACTGGAGATCCCCATGTTTGTTGGCTGCAAATTGCCCCACGGGCTGGAAATCAATCACCTCGGCGAGACCATCGTGCTGAACGGCGCGAACGCAGGGTTCGACGTCGACAATCCGTGGAAGAACGACCTTCCGCCCGACAGCCCCCTGCGCGCTTACGGCGTCGGCCTGACCCAGATCGAGGGCGACAAGGCCGAGGCGTTCAAGGACTGGTTCGACATGGCCGGCAAGGGCGAAGGCCCGGTGCGCGCAGGGTTCATCTTCTTCACCGAGAAGGCGGCCGACGCGACCAAGGAAGCGCAGGGTATCGAGGGCGAAGCCACCGGCCTGGGCGGCATCAATCCCGAAAAGGACCTTCCTGACGGTCTCGCGACCAATAAGGAGTAACCGCCATGGCCATTGCCGAGTTCAACTACTCGGCGTGGGTCTCGCGCTATCCGGAATTCGAGGGGGCGGTCGATCAAGGTCGGGCCGCCCTCTTTTTTGCCGAAGCCGGGCTCTACCTCGACAATTCGGACTGTTCTCCCGTCACAGACCTGACGGCGCGGCTGATGTTGCTCAACATGGTCGTGGCACATCTGGCGGTGCTGAGTGGGGCGCTGGAGCCCGATGGGAAGCCCACCGGCATGGTGGGCCGTGTCAGCACGGCCAGCGAGGGCAGCGTCTCGATCTCGGTCGATGCCGGACTGATGCCCGGCACGGCGCCATGGTTCCAGCAGACCTCATACGGGCTGTCGTTCTGGCAGGCGACGAAGAACCTGCGCACCGCTCGCTACGTGCCGGCCGGCGCCTATGTCTCCGAACCGTGGGCGTCGCCGTGGCGGAGGTAAGTGGTGGCGCGGGCCTATCGGCCAAACTCAAGGTGCTCCGCGATGCGATCGGCCGCGGGCACGAGGTCCGGGTCGGTTTCCTTGAGGGCGCGACCTATCCCGACGGCACCCCTGTCGCCGCAGTCGCGGCGCTGAACAACTTCGGCGCCCCGGCCGCCGGCATCCCTCCCCGCCCCTTCTTCACCAACATGGTCGCCGAGCAATCACCGGAATGGGGCGAGCGCTTTGCCGCAGTGCTGGCATCTGCCGACTACGACGCCGCCAAAGCGCTGGAGTTGATGGGCGAAGGCATCTCGGGCCAACTGCGCCAGTCGATCATCGACACCGTTGGACCGGCCAACAGCGAAGTGACAAACCTGCTCAAGCAGCGCTTCCCGAGCGGCGATGGCGTGACCTTCGTCGACGTCATGCAGGCGCGCCACGATGTTGCGGCCGGCGAGACGGCGCCCCCCGGCAAGCCGCTCGTTTGGTCAGGTCACCTCCTCGCGTCAGTCGACAAGGAGGTCCTGTGAAACTTCGCGGCATCGCCAATCGGCTGACCTCGCGCGTCAATCCCAACCTCGCGGTGACGCTGAAGCGCAGCACCGGCTACACGACCGGCGCGTCGGGCAAGCGCGCACCAACCTATGCGGACCTCGGCACGATCATGGTGCAGGTGCAGACGCTGACCCAGTCCGAGATCGAGCATCTCGACAAGCTCAACATCTCGAACGGACAAGCCTCGGTTTTCGCAGACACGATGCTTTCGAGCGTGGATCGGCCGAGCCAGTCCGGGGGCGACATCATTGAATTCGGCACTGACGCGGCGACGCCTGCCGAATTGCAGGGGCAGACCTGGCTCGTCGTGGCGCTGTTGGAAGGCTGGCCCGGCTCCGGTTGGTGCAAGGCCGCAATCACGAGCCAGATGCCATGACGCCGAGCTTGACGGAAGAAGGGGCATTTACCGCCCTGCGTAGCGCCTTGGTGGCGCTGCTGCCTGCCGGTACGGAGGTGATCCAGGGGCAGGACAACCTCGTGCCCATGCCAGGGGCCGCGAACTTCGTCGTGATGACCTTGGGGCGCCGCCAGCAGATGGCGACGAACAGCCACGATTATGCGCCGCCGACCGATCCTGCGCCGGCTCCCGGGACCGAGGGGATAGCGCGGTCCACGCTTTTCGCGTTCCAGATCGACGTCTACGGGGACGCCGCAGGCGACAACGCGCAAGTCATCACCACCCTGCTGCGCGATGCCTGGGGCGCTGACCAGATGAAGGGCTCCGGCTTCGCTCCGCTCTACTGCGAGGATCCGATGCAGATGCCGCTGATCGCAGGCGAACAGCAGTGGATCGAGCGGTGGACCATCCAGTGCGCGCTCCACGCGCGGCCTGTCGTCACGGTGCCGATGCAGTTCGCTGATAGGCTGGTTACAGGCTTGCAAGAGGTGAAGTGATGGCCACGAGTATTCCCGCGTCGGCGATCGTGAGTGTCCTGCCGAACGTGATTTCGGCGGGCGGATCGGGTCTCGACCTGGTCGGCATGATCCTGACCACGAGCGCGCAGATGCCGACCGGCACTGTGCTCTCGTTCAGCAGCGCGGCGGACGTCTCCGCCTACTTCGGCCCAGCATCCACCGAAGCGACGCTGGCACAGACGTACTTCGCCGGGTATGATGGCTCGACGATCAAGCCGGCCAAGCTGCTGTTCTATCGGTACTGCAGCAGCGCGGCGGCGCCTTTCCTGCGCGGCGCCAGCGTCGCCAGCATGACATTGACGCAGCTGCAGGCCCTCACCGGCGTGCTGACGATCACAGTCAATGGATCGGCCAAGACCTCGTCGTCCATCAACCTGTCGGGCGCCACCAGCTTCAGCAATGCCGCAACCATCATCGCGGCGGCTTTCACCTCGCCGGGCTTCACTGTCAGTTACGACAGCGTTTCGGGCGGCTTCCTGTTCACCGACGGCACCACCGGCGCCGCTGCCTCGCTCAGCTACGCGACAGGCTCACTGGCGGCCGGGCTCAAGCTGACGCAGGCTACTGGAGCGGTGCTGAGCGCCGGCGCCGACGCGATGTCCGCCGCGACCGCCATGGACGGCGTGATCGCTCTCACGCAGGATTTCGTCTCGTTCATGACCTCGTTCGAGCCCGTTGATGCCGACAAACTGGCATTGGCTGGCTGGGTCGACGCGAAGAGCGATCGATACCTCTACGTTGCATGGGACGACAACATCGCCGGCACGCAGCAAGGCGATACCTCTTCGTTCGGCTCGCAGTTGGTCGCCAATGGCCTGTCTGGCACCGCAGCGATCTACGATCCGAACAATGGCGCCAACGTCGCGGCGTTCCTCATGGGTGCGATCGCCTCAATCAACTTCACCGTTCAGAACGGCCGCGCCACCCTCGCCTTCCGCAGCGGCTCAATCCTGCCCGGCGTCACCAATCAGTCGGTGGGCGATAATCTTGCGGCCAACGGCTACAACTTCGTCGGCGCCTACGCGACGGCCAACGACCGTTTCGTGTTCTTCTACCCCGGGCAGGTGTCCGGCCAGTTCGACTGGATCGACAGCTGGATTTCTCAGGTGTGGATGAACAACGCGTTCCAGCTCGCCCTGATGGGCCTGCTTACGTCCGTGGGATCGATCCCCTACAACGACGATGGCAAGGCGCTCATTGAGGCCTCGCTGCGCGGGGTGATCGACAATGCGGTCAACTTCGGCGCCATCCGCGCCGGCGTGCCGCTCAGCGCGCAGCAGAAGGCCGAGATCAACAATCAGGCCGGGGGGAACATCGCCGACACGGTCGAGCAGCGCGGCTGGTACGCCCTGGTTGGCGATGCCTCGGCCGACGTGCGGGCTGCACGCGGCTCTCCGCCGATCTTCGTCTGGTACACTGACGGGCAGTCCGTCCAGAAGATCGCCCTCTCCAGCGTCCTCGTGCAGTAAGGGGTCCGGCACATGAACAATCGCACGCTGACCAGCGCGAACAGCATCCTCCTGCTCTCGGTGGACCCGATCTTTCCCATTCCAATTCGACTGCAGGGCTTCTCGGCTGACGACGTGACGTCGATCGACGCGCTTGAGCCAACCGAGACGTCGATGGGCATAGATGGGCGCCTTTCGGCCGGCTACGTCCCTGTCCCCGTTTCGCAGAACATCACCCTGCAGGCCGACAGCGAGAGCAATGACTTCTTCGACTTCTGGGCGAACTATGAGCGCCAGGCGAAGGAAAAGGTAGTCGCGAGTGGCACGATCATCTTGCCTGGCACGCAGGCGCAATACGTCCTCTTCCGAGGCTTCCTCCGCGGGTACGCCCCGCTGCCGGACGTGAAGCGCACCTTGCAGCCGCGCCGCTTTACCGTGGTGTGGGAGCGGATTACCCCGGCGCCGAGGATCTAGACATGCGCAAGCACAAGGTGATCACGATCGCCGGCGAAGGTCGTGATCGGGGCAAGACTTTCCTGCTTCTCGAGATGCCCGCGATGCAGGCAGAGAAGTGGGCGACGAAGGCTCTCCTCGCGATGGGCAGGGCAGGCGTGGAAGTGCCGGAGGACGCCCTGCAGGCCGGCGCGTTGGGGGTGCTCCTGCTGGGGCTCGCTGGCGTCCAGCAGATGCGCTTCGAGGATGCCGAGCCTCTGCTCGATGAGATGATGACCTGCGTCTCGTTCGTGCCGGATCCCTCCAAGGTGGACCCGTTGGCGGGCCGCCCCATCTCGCGCCCGCTTATCACGTCTGACGACTCAGCCGACATCGAAGAGGTCTCCACACTCTTGCAGCTGCGCGGGGAGGTCGTGGAGCTTCACGTGGGTTTTTCGCCGGCCGCCGTCCTGTCGAATATGGCGGCGGCTCTGACTTCGAGGCAGCAGGCTACGTCAACGTCCCGCAAACCTGCGGCGCGGTCATCGCGACGGGCAAAGCCAGCCTGATCGACCTGCAGACGGTCTACGGGCTGCAGGACGTCTACGATCTCCTGGAGTGCTCACAGGTCGAGGCAGAGAATGAGCGCCGGGCCATGGCCGCCGCGGAGCGGAACGCGGGTTAGCAGACGACAAGATTTCAACATTTAGTTGAAACCAACCGCGATCTCGCTATTTGAGTGCACATGACGCACGCAGCCCCCTCATGGATTCATGCCGCCCGCATGGTGGCAGCCTCTGCCTTGGGCGGAGCCGTCATTATGGGCCTCGGCCTCGGCTGGGTGCCAGCCCTTGCGGCTATCGACATGCACGCCGTGGGCGCAACGTTGGGTGGTGTGGCGGGTCTCATTTCGAGTGTTCGTCCCCACTGATCTCGCCGATTGGGCGGGGAAACATTGGGTTGACGCCCTAAGCATCTGTACAGGCTTCGGCTACGTTCTCTACATGCGCAGCCGCATGGCGGAACCTCACAACCGTATCTCGAAAGCAACAGGGCTCGACTTTTTCAACGGCCTCGCCCTCGCCCCATTGGGGCTGCTGTTCTTGGGCGCGTTCTCCGAAACCATCCTCGATGCCGTCGTCCACGCGAGCGGCATTATCCTTGCTGGTGCAAGCATCTTGGCCCTGTTCGCTATCTTGGAAGAGCCGCCAATTAGCTGAGCGGCGCCTGAAGGTTAGCCAATGTCGCCGCGGCGACAGCGGTGCCACCGGTCATCAGCCCGGCTCAACTGAGAGTCCCTGCACCATCCCATTTGATTCAATGCGGCCTCTATTCGGTCCAGCGATGCGCATCCCCGACCATGTGGGTCGTTCGAGCATGGGCCGTAAAGCCCATACCATCGCCGATATAGTACCTTAGCCGCCGGGGACATTGAGCGGACCGCAAGGGCTTCGCGCCGGTCGAGTTCCGCAGCATGAGCAACTCCCTCTGCAGCCGCGTTCGACCGCGCTCGGTCTTCGGCGTTGCAGATGCGCCATGGCTCACGGGCCATCGTACCCCCATAACACCATCCACGCTGCTCCAGAGCGTCTGTAGCCGCATACCACCGCTCACACGCTTTATCCTTCGCCGTGGTCCAAGCGCCCCCTCTGTCGCACGATGCCTTAGCAGCCAGCCAGCGTTGATAGAGCGGGGAGAGCCCTTCACCCACTGGCCGCTGTTCCGCGCCGACGGCCGCCGCAAAACCAAGGGCAATGCCTGCAACGAGAACTGCCTTGCGCATTCAATCTCCTCCGGGGCGCTACTCTGAGGTTACAACGTCGGAGCCGCGCAAATGGGTATGTCTGTAATCGACGCTTTCGTCGTCACCTTTGGTATTGATACCAAGGGCGTCGAAAAAGGCGAGAGGGACATCAACGACGCCACGAAGCGCCTGCAGGACAAGAGCAAGCGCGCCTTCGGCGACATGGAAAGCCAGAGCAAGTTGCTCGGGGATTCGCTGAAGAAGGTTCGCAACGAGGTTGTCGGGCTTGGCCTCGCCTTCATGGGCGCGAGTTCGATCACCGGCTTCATCGGGCACATGATGACCGGTGCCGCCGCAGCCGATCGGATGGGCACCTCCATCGGCATGAACGCCAAGCAGATCTGGGCGTGGCGCATGGCGGCCAAGAGCCAGGGCGGTCAGGCCAGCGAGGCCGACACTGCTCTCCAGTCGATCCAGAATGACCGCATGGACTTCCGCTTCGGGCGCATGGATGGCGCAAAGGCTGGAATCTATGGGCGGCTTGGCGTCAGCGCGGCCGACCTGCGCGACGGCGACGCCGGAACGATCCTGAAGAAGATCGCCGGCATGCAGGGCAAGATGGACCCGCAGGTCTATGCCAGCCTCTTGCAGCAGCTCGGGATGCCGAGCTCGATCGTCTACTTTCTTCAGCAGGGCAAAGACAGCGTCGACAAGCTCCTGAAGCAGTTCGAGGCCGACGCGAAGGGGCAGGAGCAGCTCGCCAAAGAGACCGAGGAATTGCAGAAGTCGATCACGACCCTGCAGGCCACGATCATGCAGAAGCTGGTCCCCCCACTGGTCCAGATTGCCAACTTCCTGAACAAGGTGATCGGCGGCGGTTCCAGCGATCCCGCACCGGGACCACCCAAAGGAGGCTCGGTCTATAAGCCGACTGGCCTCTGGGGTCAGCTCTTCGGGGAAGTCTATCACCCGAGCGGGCGGCAAGGTGGCGGAGTGGCTGCGCCAGGAGCTAGCGGCGCGAAGGGCCCGCACGGTGCAGAGTCGGAAGTCTACAGCTTCCTGAGGAGCAAGGGTCTCGCCAGCGACCAAGCGTTGGGTATCACGGCGGCTTTGTGGGCGGAGAGCAGGCTCGACCCGAAGGCAACGAATCCAACGTCGGGCGCCTACGGCATCAGCCAAATCTTGTCGAAAGATCGGCTTGCTAACTTTCAACGACTCTTCGGTCATTCGATCAAAGGGGCGCCACTCAACGAGCAGTTGGAGTTTCTCTGGTGGGAACTTAACGGAGGTGATCACGGCGGGAAGGCGGTTCTGGCAGAGCGTGGCATCGGCACGAGTAGCGCTATGATCAACAGCTTTCTCAGGCCTAAGGCTGGCTACGAGACTGCGCGGGACCTCAGAGACGCAGCCAAGTTCATCAACCAGCACCGCGCCAATGGCACCATCACCATCCACGGCGGCATCCATATCAAGACCGCAGCGACAGACGCGAAGGCCATCGCTCGCGACATTCACCATGCTCTGAAGCGGCGTCACGCCGTCGCCCAAGCTGATCGCGGGGTGAACCCCTGATGGCCGGCCCTGTCTATCCTGACGTGCCTGTGGCGGCCGGCGTGCCGCCGGTGAACCGCGATGCGTCCAACCCGGGTACGGATACGCAGGGGCAACTCGACGGGGACAGCATCACCGTAGCCGCAACGGCACGCAATACCTGGGGCGTGTTCGACTCCGGCAATGCGAAGGTGCTCGATCCCGATTCGATCATTGCGCTATCTTACGACGGCGAACATCGGATCGCCGACTTCCCGATCGAGGAGGGCGGCTTTGAGACTTACGACAAGGTCGCGATGCCGTTCGACGTTCGAGTGGTCATGGCCAAGGGCGGAAAGCTGGAAGACCGGCGCACGTTCCTCAACGCCGTGGATCAGCTGCGTGAAGACCTGAAACTCTACTACGTGGTCACGCCAGAGCGGACCTACTACAACGTCAATTTCACGCGCGTCAGTGTCGACCGCAGCCGGGAACAGGGCGCGGGGATGGTGACGGTGGAACTCCACCTGCGCGAAATCCGGCAGAGCGCCACCACAACCTTTTCGAAGTCGAAGGACGCTGCCAGCGCCAGTCCGACTAATACCGGCGCCGTGCAGCCGCAAACCGCGAGTGAGCCGGTGCAGCAGACTGTGGCATCGAAAGTGGCCGCGTCGGTCTCCCCGGGCGCCGCGACCGTCTCTCCGCTGCGCCAGTTCTTCGACACTGGTCTCGGGCGCACGCTCAGCACCATCCCGCTCGTCGCGAACCTGCCGTCTCAGGTGATCCGGTCGCAGCTGGCGGGGCAAGCAGTGCAGCTCGTACTCTCGCAGAAGCGCACAGGTTTGTTTGCAGACATCGCCGTCGCGGGCTCTCAGCTGGCCTCTGGCGTTCTGTGCCGCGACGGCGTGCCTTTGCTGCCCGGCGTCGGATCGGCCTTTCCAGGCAACCTAGCGCTGTTCGACACTGCCGGGAGTGCCGACCCCTTCTTCTCTGCGCTCGGCAGCCGCTTCCAGCTTGTCTGGGGGTTGTGATGGCCTTCACACACCGTGTCATCAAGTTGAAGTTCAAACTAGGAAGCGGCGTCTTCAACTCTGGCAGCGACGACACAGTCGAGATCGAGGGGCTGCGGTGCTCAGCGAACATCGTCCACCAAGGCATCGGCTATGCTGAGGCGGACGTTCAGGTCTGGGGCATGCCGCTCGAGCTGATGAACAAGCTCACGGTGCTCAACAAGGTGCGGTTCGAGCAGCAGGTCAATAATCAGCTGATCATCGAGGCCGGTGACGAGAATGGCACCGCCATGTGCTTCGGCGGCGCAGTCTGGGAGGCTTGGGCCGACGGGCGGCAAGCCCCGGATGTCGTGTTCCACGTGTCGGCGAACTCTGGGCTGTTCGTCCTCTCTCAGAGCATTCCACCGACGAGCTACAAGGGCAGCGTCGACGCCGCCTTCGTCATCTCGGGGATCGCGCAGCAGATGGGCTACGCCTTCGAGAACAGCGGCGTCACAGGGCGACTGACCGACCCCTACAAACCCGGAAGTCCGAAATCCCAAATCGAATCAGTCTGCAACGACGTCAACTGTGCATGGACGGTTGATGATGCGAACAAGGTAGTCGCGATCTGGCCAAAAGATGGCGCGCGCGACGGAGATGTCCTGACGATCAGCAAGGACACTGGCCTGGTCGGCTACCCCAGCTTCACCCAAGCCGGGATCCAGTTCACGACGCTGTTCAACCCGAGCTTGGAGTTCGGCCGGAAAATCAAGATGGAGAGCCAGTTCCAGACCGCCAACGGCCAGTGGCAGGTCTACGGCCTCGCCCACCGGCTCGAAAGCAACCTCCCCGGCGGCGAATGGTTCACCGACGTCGAGTGCATGTATCTGGATCACACGGCATGACCCAACAGCCCGGCGCCGGCTTCGGCGAGATCAACTTCAGCCAGGGCGATCTCAGTCTCATCACCTTCGTCGCGAAGCAGGTGATGAACGGCATGGCGACAGCTACGCTCGTCCAGGTCAAGGCCGTGCGCGACGGGCAGGTCGATGTGCAGCCCATGGTCAGCCAGATCGATGGCAAGGGCACGGGGTCCAACCATGGCACGATCCACTCGCTGCCGTGGTTCTCCATCCGTGCTGGCGCCTGTGAAATCCGGATTGCTCCGCGCGTGGGCGACATCGGGCTGGCGGTGTTCTGTCACAACGATATTTCGTCGGTGAAGGCGAACCGCAAACCCTCTCTGCCGAGCAGCCGGCGGCGGTTCGACTGGTCCGATGGGATCTATTTCGGCGGCCTCCTGCCTGCCGGCCCGGCGACGTCATTCATCGAGATTGATGCCGACGACAATGTCCAGATCACCGCCCCCACAATCAAGCTCAACGGCGCGGTGGAGATCACGGGCGACATCACACACACCGGAGACCAGACCACCTCGGGCACGATCACCGGCACTACCGACGTAGTTGGCGGCGGCAAGAGCCTCAAGACGCACACTCACGGCGGGGTGCAGACCGGCAGCGGAACGAGCGGGCCGCCTTCCTGACCGCGCTCGTGGCTTATCCTAAATTACATGGCTGCCACCCTACTTCTCGACAGGTCGTCGTGGGACCTCTGCGTCGATGCGATCGGCAACATCGCGCTCGCCTCCGAACCATACAGCCGCGAGCAGGACGTCGCATCCGAATGCCGCGTGTTCGACGGCGAGTGCTACTACGACACGACAATCGGCCTACCCTTTGACACGCAGGTCCTTGGGCAGGCCGTCCCCGTCCAGATCCTGAAGGAAAAGCTCTCCCAAGCCGCTCGCCGCGTGCCTGGGGTGAGCAACGTGACGGTCTTCCTGACTGAGATCAGCGGCCGGACGCTCGGCGGGCAGGTGCAGTTCTCCGGAGGAACGGTGACGCTATGAGCACGAACGTCCCCTCCCCCTCCTTCACTCCGCAAGGCGTCTCCTCTCCGACCGAGGCGGCGATCCTTGCTGGCTTGTGGGCAGACTTTCAGGCGGCGTTCGGCGGCTCTCTGAACCCGTCCGACGCGACCCCGCAGGGTCAGCTTGTCACTGCCTTGGCAGCGATGCTCGGCGCCAACAACGACCTTTTCCTGAAGTACGTCAACCAGGTCGATCCTGCCTACTCCGAAGGGCGGATGCAGGATGCCATCGCCCGCATCTACTTCCTCACCCGCATCATCGCGACGCCGACGCTCGTCACCTGTACCTGCAGCGGCGCGACAGGCACGCTCATCCCGGCGGGATCGCTCGCCCAGGCCGTGGACGGCAACATCTACCAGAGCCTCTCCGATGCGACGATCGGAGCTGGCGGCACCGCATCGGTTCTGTTCGCGGCGATCGAGACCGGTCCCATACCCTGCCCGGCTGGCACACTGTCCACAATCTACCGCGTCGTCTCCGGCTGGGATTCTATCACCAACGCGTCCGACGGAACTCTCGGCCGCGACGAGGAAACCCGCACCGAGTTCGAGAACCGCCGGGCCCAGTCCGTCGCGCTCAATGCCACAGGCATCCTCCCGGCCGTCCGCGGAGCCGTGCTGGCAGTTGAGGGCGTCAACGACGCCTACGTGACGGAGAACGCAACGGCGTCGAGTGCGACGATCGGCGGCGTCTCGGTTGCCGCCCGTTCGCTCTATGTCTCTGTCTATGGCGGCGCCGATGCCGACATCGCTCGAGCAATCTGGACCCGCAAGCCCCCGGGTTGTGCCTACAATGGCGACACGACGGTTACGGTGAAGGACGATAGCTCCGGCTACTCGCTGCCCTACCCGTCCTATTCCGTGACCTTCAAGCGCGCCGTCGCGCTGCCGATCTACTTCTCGGTGCAGCTGGCGAACAACGGTCTGGTGCCCGCCGATGCAGTGACGCAGGTGCGCAACGCCATCGTGGCCGCGTTCAACGGCGACGATGGTGGCCCACGCTCGCGGATCGGAGCGACTGTCTACGCGCTGCGCTTCGCCGGCGCGGTCGCTGCCCTCGGCCCGTGGGCGCAGGTGGTCTCGATCACCGTCGGCACTACCAGCTCGCCGACCGACCCTGATGTGGTCGTCAACATCGACAAGATGCCGACCCTTGATCCCGCGCACATTGCTGTGAGCCTTGTATGACGACGCTCGTCCCGGTCAGCGAACAGCCGCTCGGGTTTACGGGCGGCAGTGACTCAGGGCCGCCGCGGTTCTTCGACTGGCGTCAGGCCCTGCTCAGCCAATACGCGAACAGCCCGATCATCGTCGGCCTGCTTGATGCGCTCAGCTATGCGATCGACCGTCAGGCAGCGTTCGACGCGTTCTTCGATGCCGTGTGGAACGTCGACACCGCAGTGGGATTCGGGCTCGACATCTGGGGGCGTATTGTCGGCGTCAATCGGGCGCTGTTCGTCGACGACGGCGACCCGATCCCTGCGACGGCCTATCTTGGCTTTTCCACCGCCAGCGACGCCCACACGTTCGGCGATGGCGTGTTCTGGGGCGTCTCTACCGGAGGGTCCTCGACAGCCTTCACGCCCAACTTCCTGCTGACCGACATCGCCTACCGGCAGGTCATTCTCGCTAAGGCGGCGCTCAACGTCACCAACAGCTCTATCCCGGCGATCAACGCGATCCTGCGCGCGCTCTTCCCTGCCTACGAGAACGTCTACGTCCGCGACAACGGCAACATGACGATGACCTTCGTGTTCGGCTCGACATTGTCGAAAGTAGATTACGCGATCGTCACGCAGTCAGGGGTCCTGCCTCGTCCGATCGGGGTCTCAGTGACGGTGGAACAGCCATGAATCAAAGTGACGTCCCGGCCAGGTTCCCCATCCCCTTCGCCAATGGGGCGGGAGGCGCCTACATCAGGCCTATTCCGAAGGATCACGTCGCGGCGAGCGGAACGGATGCGCCGGCGAGCCTTACCGATGGCTTCCCGCCTGAGACGTTCACGCCGATCGCATCGGGCGGCGTTCCGCCAAACGGCAAGGATTTCAATGGCATCCTGAACCAGATCACTGCGGGAATGCGCTGGTTCATGGCCGGCGGCGCCGCGTTGTTCGATTCGACCTTCTGCACCGCTATCGGTGGGTATCCGAAAGGCGCGCAGCTTTCCTCGCTGACCACGCCGGGGACAGTCTGGGTATCGACCGTCGACGCCAATGCGACTGATCCGGACGGCGTCGGCGCAGCGAACTGGGTGGCGATCAAACCAACCGCTGGCGTCCTCAGGGTTACGGACCATTTGTTCTCCACCGATGGCTACATCGCGGTGAACGACGGAACGTGGGCGAGCGACTTTCTCGTAGAATGGAAGCGCGTGAACTGCTCCGCAGGGGGATCAACGGCATTCAGCTGGCCTAAGCCTTTTCCCAACAACCTGTTCGGCGCCGCGCCCGGCGGTTTCTCCGGCCTTGGTTATTCAGGCTCATACTCCCCCTATCTCGCGCCTGGCGTCTCGCTGACCGGCGGCAGCGTCTTCGGCAACAACGGCGGCGGATCCAATTCGGTCGTGACAATCTGGGCGTGGGGCAACTGAGCGTGCCTGTCCCCAACCATTCTGAACTCCAGCGCGACATCGGGCGGATGGAGGGAAAGCAGGACGCAATGGGGGCGCGCTTGGACCGTCTGGAGAAGATTATCGAGGACGGGTTCGACAGGATCAATCAACGCCTAGCGGGGCTCGAAGCCTCCGAAAACAAGCGCAAGGGCGCCGTCAGTTTTCTGACCGTCATAGCCAGCGTCATCAGCGCATTGGCGGCCGTCCTGGGCGTCGACTGGATCAAGGGGGGCTGACGCTATGCGCCCTCTCCTCACCCGCCTCCGGCACGCATGGGCCGTGCTGACTGGCCACATCATCCTGCCCAGCTTCGAAGGAATGATCCTCATGGCCGAACTGACCAAGACCACCGCCGCCCTGGCCGACCTTTCGGCTGCTGCTGATCGCTTGATCTCCAAGGCGCAGGCCGACGACGCCGCGCTTGCCGACGCTCAGGCGACCATCGCCAGCCTCGACGACATCACGGCGCAGAGCGTTGCCGCTGTCACCGCGAAGATCGATGCCGTCACTACCGCTCCGGAGCCGGCCCCGACCGATCCCGCACCCGAACCGACTGCCTGATCGTCGCGCTGCCCCACCCGGTGCGCTGGGTGGGGCACACAGAGGGGGAATATCATGAACTGGATCAAGGCTCGGGCCCGCGAACTTTCGACGTGGATCGGCCTCATTCTCGGCGCCGCAGTGACCGGGGCACAGGTGTTCGGCGCGATGAAGCCCGAGCTCGCCTATCTCGGCTTCGGCGCGTCGGTGCTGCTCGCGGTGCTCAAGGAAAAGCCCGGTGCCTGATCCGGCGCAACCGGCGCAGCCGCAGGGCAAGCGCCTCGCCAAGCCGGCGGGGGCGCTCGCTCTGATCCTCGCCGGCGTGTACGCGGTCGAGGGCGGCTACGTGGACAACCCGAAGGATCCGGGGGGCGCCACGCGATATGGAGTGACCGAGCAGGTTGCCCGTCAGCACGGCTACTCCGGCGACATGAAGGTCTTTCCGCGAAGCTGCGATGTCGGAGCCAAGGTCTGCGCCGATCAGGTCTATATCGCCGACTACGTGGACCGCCCCGGCTACATGCCGCTGATCGGGATCGAACCGGCGGTGGCCGACAAACTGGTCAACATCGCGGTCAACATGGGGCCTGCCCGTCCGAACCGCTGGTTCCGCGAGAGTGCCGGCGTTCCAGCTTCTGGCCTGCCGCTCGGCGCGCCCGACCTTGCTGCCTACCAGATGAAGCAGGCCCGACAGGGTGTCACGCCCGCGTGCGAGGCAACGCTGCGCTACATCGCGGTCAAGCAGGAGGGCGAATACCTCCGGCTGATCCGCGGCAACCCCTCTCTCGCCACCTTCCGCAACGGCTGGGTGAAGCGCGCGCGCAACCTGCATCCGAGCGGAATCGCCTGCGGAGCGCGGCCATGACCGGCCGCCTCCTCTGCGCCCTCACCCTCCTGTGCGCCGGGCTGATCCTGTGCGCGCCCCTGCTTGCGAGGTGGCACTCATGCTGACCGGCCTCACCACATGGCTCCTCAAGGGCTGGCTCTCGCGCTGGGCGGTCACCGCTGAGGGCGAGATCAAGGCCGGCTGGCGCTGGCTCACCGCCTCGCCGGTGCATTTCCTCGCCGTCGCTCTCGCGCTCTCGCTCGGCTGCAACGTCTGGCTGTGGCGGGGATGGGATCACGAGAAGGCCGGCCGGCACTCCGACGCCGTTGCGTTCCAGACCGCCAGCGACCAGGCCCGCACCGCGCAGACCGCCGTCAACCATCAGCCCGCCGTCACCTCGCAGGCCATCGCGGAGAAGTCCGATGCCCAAGCTCCTGCCTACTATCGCCGCTTTGCTGCTGCTGCCGACACTGGCCGCGTGCCACCCCCGGCCGCCGGTCTCAGCCCCGCCGGTGTGCCCGGAGCCGATCAGGCTGGGGCGGGTGTTCACGGATCCGTTGCAGGGCCCGATCCCGAAGTGGTTTGTCGCCCCCGCGCCGACGACGACTTCCTTACCCGCTCGACAGCCCGGCTCGCCCTCATGCTCGCCGACGTCAAGGCGCTGATCGCCGCCGGGGATGCTGTCCCGGCTGATGAAGTCCCCACCGAAACCGCAACTGAAAGCCCCACCCCATGACCGGACATATCGAACTCGGCTCCGCTCTCGCCAACTCGCGCCCTTCTGAGGTGTCGCTGGAGATGGAGATCACCCGCGCCGACGGGACCATCGAGCATCGCAGCGTCACCACGACCTTCGATGCCGACGGAAAACCCATCGCCACCACCGAAACCTTCGGCCCCAAGGAGGACTGACATGCCCCAGACACTGCAATTTCGCGTCGAGAATGCCCAGGTCGTCACCCTCCAGCGCGAGGTGGACGTGCCGGGGATCGGAACCGCCACGGTCAACTTCGACCGCGCAGTGATCGAAGCCCTTCCGCTCGATGCCGGCGCCACGCTCTCGCTCACCCTCCCCGCCGAGGCCCTGAGCGAATTCCCCGAAGGCACCGAGATCACCGTCACCGTGGCCGCGAACCCGGCCGCTCAGCCTGCTGAAGGAGCCTGAACCATGGCCAATGTTCTTGCCAATACCGCACGCTCGATCGTGACCTCGCGCCTGTCGGGCGGTGGCACCGAGCCCAAGCAGATCGGCTGGGGCACCGGCGCCGGAACCGCCGCTACGACCGATACGACGCTGTTCAGCGAAAAGGCGCTCGATCTGTCCAGCACCACCGGTTCGCGCACCGCCGGCACCAGCAGCCAGCAGACCACGACCACCACCAACGACACCTACCAGGTGACCGGCACGCTGACCGCGACCGGCGCCGGCACGGTGACCAATGCCGGCCTGTTCGACAACAGCACGATTGGCTCGGGCAACCTCTATGCCAAGTCGGACTTCACTGGCGTTGCGCTGAACATCAGCGATGCGATCACGTTCACCTTCAAGGTTGCGTACAGCTAAGTTGTCATGGCAACCGGCCTTGCCAATCCGACCAACTCCGGATCGATCTCGCTCAGCGGCCTCCAGGCATCTATGTCGGGCTCATGGGTCGGTCCGGCGATTGGCGACTGCCGGTTCTTCTCCGGCCACAAGAACATCTTCGCATTCCAGATCAATAGCTTCGGGACGAGTTCAACGATCCATATCGGGGTCACCGATCAGCTCAACCAGGTGTATAGCGGTCCGGCCTTTGTCGGCGTCACCGCGACGTCGTGGGCCATTCAGACTGGCAGCACGCTTCAGCTGACTGTTACCGAGACGGTCAACACCGGAGACTGGTTCTTCGTCGCGTTCGACAGCACGTCGAAGAAGATCTGGGTCAAGCACAACGCGGCCGGCAACTGGAACAACGACGTCATCGCGAACCAGAATCCCGCCACCGGGACGGGCGGTTATGCCGGCACATACACCGGCAACTACTGGTTTCCCTATGTCGCCGCCTCGACCAGCACCACTGCGCAAATCACCTTCAACTTCGGTGCCACGGCCATCAGCGGCTTCACCGTGCCATCAGGGTTCTACAGCTCGAACTGGTCCAACCAGGTCTACACCTCCGGCTCGCAGAACGCGCCGTCAGCCTTCACCTCCATGAACTGGGGCGAGGCGATCGGCGCGGGCTCATCCGGTGCATCTGGCACTGGAACCGGATCACCCTCCACCGGCAACGGTGGCGGCGGCGGCGCTTTCGCCTCCAAGGCTCAGCTATCGCTTACGGCCGGCGCGGCTTTCACCTACCAGCTCGGCGCGTCGAATGGCACTGCGACATCGACCGGCGCGACCACAGTCACCGTCTCATCAACCGTCGTTCTCCAGGCAGCCGGCGCGGGGGCGACCACGACCGCCGGCGGCACAACCGGCAACTGCATCGGCGACTATTCGTTCGCGGGCGGCGCAGGCGTTGCCGGATCGACCTCCACCTCATCGGGTGCAGGTGGCGGCGCGGCGGGGCGGGGTAAGCAGACGGGCGCGTGGTCACTGACCGGCACTGGCGGCAATGGGTCGAGCGGCACCGGCGGATCAGGCAACAACGGCACGACCTCGGGCACCACCAACGCGGCGGGCACCTCATCTACGTCGGAATACGGCACGGCTGGATCCGGTTCTGGCGCCGGTGCACCGACCACGAGCGCAGCAGGATTCGCAGGCGGCAGTTACGGCGCGGGCGGTTCCGGTGGCCGCCGCTCGGGCAATGCCGGCGGCGCAGGCGCGGGCGGCCTGCTGGTGCTCTACTGGTATCCGGCATGGCCCATCATCTACACGCAGACGCTGAGCTACAGCGGTAGCGGATCGGCCTCGTTCACCTCGGGCAAGGTCTACTCCAAGGCGCCGTCCGCCACGGCCTCCTCAGCGCTCTCACTGGCGCGAATCGTCGGTGTTTCCCGCTCGGCCACAGCTTCCAGCGTCTTGTCGCTGTCGCGCGTCCTGGCGGCTATCCGGACCTTCTCCTATGCCTCCACGGGCTCGCTGACGCTGACCCGCACCGCGGCGCTGGTGCGGAGCGTCACGGCCAGCGTCTCCGCCACGTTCTCCGCAGGACGAGCCTATGCTCGCAGCTTTTCCGCCTCCGGTTCCGGGTCACTGGCGCTCGCCAGAACGGTCGGCCTGACCCGCAGCGCGTCCAGCACTGGAGCGGTCAGCGTCGCACGCACCGTAGCTCTAATCCGGCAGGTCGCATCGACCGGTTCGGCGGCGTTGGGCCGCGCGGTGTCTGTCGCCCGCTCCTACGCCGGCTCCGGCGCTTTGACGCTGTCGAGGGCCCAGACAACTGCCAAGACCCTGACCTATGCCGGGTCCGGATCGTCGAGCCTCACGAGAACCGCTGGGCTGATCCGCTCCTATAGCGGCGCGGGGACCTCATCCTTGGTCCGCTCAGTCGGGTTGCAAGGCACCTACACCGGGGCCGCATCAGCCTCGCTGGGGCGCTCTACGGGACTCTCCCGCCAGTTCACCTCAACAGGGGTACTGAGCCTGACCCGCGTGGCCGCACATGGTCTCGGGCTGGCCTATGCCGGTTCCGGAAACCTCGTGCTGTCGCGTCGCACCGGTCTAGTGCGTACCTTCGGTGCAATCGGATCGCCGGCCTTTCTGCAAGGCCAAGCCGTCGCCCGCTCGTTCAGCTATGGAGCATCCGGCGCACTCACAGCTCAGCGAGGCGGAACGCACAGCGTCTCATTTGCCTATACGTCGGGCACCTCGCTTCAGATCGCGCGGGCGATAGGTATCGGTCGCGCCTATTCTGGATCGGGGGTTGTCGCGCTGTCCCGGCGGATCGGGCCGGTCAAAACCTTCATCGCGACTGGAACCGCGCAGGTCGCGCTCGGCCGCGCCTTTGTCCGCCAGTTCAGCGTGGTTGCCAGCGCAGGGATCACGACAGCCGTTCGCAACACCTTCGGTCGCGTCTTTGCCGTCGGACAGGCTGCCGCCGCCTTCTTCGCCTACGTCGCCGACACGCTGCGGCCCACGGTCACGCCGCCCGAGCGCATCTTCGCCCTTTCTGCCCGGTCTCGCGCGTTCGTCCTGGCCGTGACGCGATCGTTTGTCTTGCCTGCTGCGCTCCGGGCGGTGACGCTGCCAGTACAGCCTCGCAGCTTCTCGCTGCCCCCAGAGCCGCGCTCCTCCACCATCACGAAGGGCCAGCCATGAAACTCCCGAACAAGCTCCACGACGAGAACCTCGACTACCGCTTCGACTTCGCCAAGCGCATGGACAGCGGCGACACGATCACGAGCGCGACCGCTACGGTGGCGACCGGCGATGTCGTGGTCGGATCGGTCACGCACACAGACACGGCGGTGACGTTCTGGCTGTCGGGGGGAACGTCGGGCAAGGTCTGCGAGGTGCTGGTCGAGGCCGTGACGACCGGCGGCCGGACCTTCGCTGAGCCGGCTATCGTGCAGATCGTGGGGTAGTCGATCGCATCGCTCGGGATTGGATCGTCCCGGCTGGTCAGCCGCAGCAGATATCTACCAGACCGTGTCCCGCAGACACTCATCGCATGACCGGCCTTCGCAGTCGCAAGCGCTGTACGGGCACCCCGCCTTGGGGCGAGGCAAGAAGGCCCGGCCGGCCAGAACCACGGCCAGGATGAATGCCACGACGGATAATAGAGTGCGCAGGCCGGGCATTCACCTCGCCTCGGCTTCGAGCGCGCCCGGCCGTTCTTCGGCTTCGGGATCCTGCCAGATGTTTCCTTCCCTGCCACCCCGCGCGCGTGCTCGTGGCGGGCTGGCCGTCTCCAGCCGTCCAAGGCGACGGCCAAGCCCGTCGAACAACGCGACGCGCTTGCGCAAGAGCGGCCGTTCGATGAAGTGCCACGAGACCGCAGCCATCCCGTGTCAGCCCCGCCCAGCCCGTCGGTGAAGCCGATCCTGCCAGCGTTCCTGAAAGCGTGCCCACCGGAGAGCCTGTCATGGTTGACAGCGCCGACGTGCGCCGGGCAGCGGACTGGCAGTCCTACGGCCTCGCCTGTCGGGAATGGGCGCTGAGCGTCAGTCAGTAGCCATCTGGCGACAGTAAGGGCTTGGCCGGGGTAAGCGGCAGGGCTAGCATATCGCTGTCAGGTAATTCCGGCTTCCCCGAACCCTGCCGCTATCCAACAGGTCTTGCCTGCCGGGACGGATAGAATCGCACCTCAGGGGGCGGGCGTCAAGGGTGGCGGAGGGGCCAGAACGTGCTCGGACGCGTCCAGAAAAACACCAACGCAGGGAAATATGCGCCGAGGAGCACCAGGAGGCGGATCGCAGGATCCCAATGCCATGCCCAAGGCGGCTGCCATGCTACAAACCATCCGATGAGAAGCACGACCATCACGCCCAGAAAATAGTCGATCACGTACTTCATCCCTTCCCCCTATCCCTTCAGATGCTCGCCGCGAGCAATGGCGTCGGCAATGCCGGGCAGAGCCGCGCCGACATGGCTTGTGCGCAGCCACTCCACCACCCTCGCCTCTGCCGCTTCCCGATGGGCGGCGAAGGCTTGGACGGCCCTATCGCTGTCGATAAAGGCTGGATCGGACGGAAGCCCACAAAGCCGGCGCGCCGCCTCCCGATCTTCCTGCGTTACCTTCATTGCCCGACGATCTCGGCGGGGTTCAGCGCCTCGATCGCGCCCTTCCCCTTGGTGTAGGGCGCCGGATCGTATTGCGCGGTCCTGAGCGCCCGTAGCGCCGCTTCCTGCATCGCCCTGGCACCTTCCTCGCGGAGGATCGGGGCAAGCACTGCGTAGGCGGCGCGGGCGAGCAAGTCGCTCCGGTTCAAGACGAACTGCAAGCGCCCACAGGTTTCAGGCGCATCCTCATCCAGCCTTCCAGCTTCAGCCGCAATCGCCCTCGCAACCGCTTCGATAGGATCAACCATTACGCTCTCCATTCCTGGCATAAACAATTCGGTCGGCAGCGTCGATGATCTCCAGCAACTCCTTCTCCGCAATCTTGGCTGATCGGATTTCAGCTTGGACACGTTCAAGCCGTTGCTTAATCATCACTGTGATCGCATCTTCAACGTCAACCATTACGCTCTCCGAGTTTGGCGAGGCAGTAGCGATAACGCTTCCTCAGCGCCCACGACTTGAATGGACACCCCTGCCGTTTCCATGGTTGGCGAAACAGCCGCTCGACCATCCAAGGTGAAAGCGACAGTTTCCGCTTGTAGCGCAGTGGGACGTGCCTAGCCCGCATCGAACCCTCCCCGACAAATCTGGTCGCGGGGGCTATCCTGTCCACAGACCTTGCATCGAAGGGTATGAAGTTCGCCATTGCCCGCCTTGATCTCGCGTGGGCAGTCTGGTTCGCCAGCGCCCCAATAGCGATGCTTTGCCGGGTCCGCAATAAATGCCCTCGCCTCTTCCAGCGCCTTGTCCTTGCGGGCCAGTTCGGCGGAGAGGGCGGTGATGGTGGCGGCGGCTTGGGTGAGCCATTCAGCAGAGGCGCCCAAGTTTTCGCGCCAGTCTACCCCCCTTGCCTCGCTTTTCGCGATCTCGCGCAACATGGCTGCTTCCTTGCGCAACTGATCCGAGACGTCCGCCACATCGGGGGAAGGTGTGGGGCGGGTGTTCCATGCGGCGATGGCTTCGACTGGCGTAGGACTGTCGCGGTGCGGCCCTTTTGCTCCGCAGTTCTTGCAGTAGCCTACGCGATGGTAGCCGATCAGCGCCGGTGCCACGTTGGACGATCCGCAGAACGGGCACGGCTTCAACACCGGATGTTCACTGGTCATGGCTACCTCCGTTGAGGGCGGCGCGGGCGGCTTCAACTGTACGCGTTGACCACATATTCAATATGTCAGACAACACCTCCCGCAGCCTCCCCACCTCCGCTTCCAGTTCGGCAATCCGGGCGAGGTGCTGCGAGCGTTGGGCTTCCCAATCATTCAACAGATCCTCGCTCTGCTTGTTCATAATCGTGAGCGCGTCATTGAGGTTCTTGATCCGCGCGTCCTTGGCCGCCTCCCGCGCATCGAAGGCGCGCTGGATTATGGCGGTGGCGGCTTTGTCGCTCCACGACTGACCAGCGGCAGATCTGGCTGCTTCATTGGCTCTCGTCCACACCTCGCTTGCGGGCGTCTCTGCGGTTATGGCAGTCATGGGTGATCCCTCCAAGCGCCGCAGCGGGCGCAGAACTGTTGAGCGCCGCCGTCCCCTAGGACGACGAACCGAGACGTTTCCCAACGATGGCCCCGAAAGAGGCAGATGATCCGGCGCATCACTGCTTCTCCTGAAGGATGGCACGGACGGCGAGGCCGAGTCCGGAGATTTGCCAGCGCACTGGCTTCCCACACCAAGCTACTAGACCGAGGCGGCGACACTTCTGCCTGATGCGGTCTTCCGATCTATCCGCCAGCCTGAGTTCCTGCTCATTGCGGACATCGTCCAGAAACCGAAAGTGCGCCTTGGTCAGCTTCGCGGCGATTTCGTGGGGGTCGGTCATGGGCGGGGTTCCTCTAGCGGACGCCATTCAGTAGGACATACCAACTGGCCTGCGGGAGTTGGGAAATACTGGTGTGGGGTATAGACGCTGGTGAAGAAGTTCTGGTTGGCGTGAACCTTACCGTTCCAGATATACCCTCGGGTAGCCCGGCAAGGCTCTTCCATCAGTTCGTTCCGAACCTCGACAACTTCGCCATAAGGCGCGCTTTCGATCGGTTTCCAGCCCATCACACCCCCTCCTTCCAACCCGCTTCGCGCAGGTGCTTGATGGCGGTCTCAGCTTCCGGCTTCCACAAGTCCCACCCATTCTCCACTTGGCTTTCCACCGCGTCAGTGAACTCCTGACCGGCCATTTTGGCAGCCCGGCAGCGCTGTTCCGTATTCGCGCGGCAAATCGCTCTCGCCACCTTTTCTGTGACCCTCGCCAGCACAAGGTCGGGGTCTTCCTTGGGTTCGGAGGTGCGTTGCGCGTCAAAGAGCGCGAGGATCGAACGCACGTCCGCCATGTCGATCCTCAGCGACCCAATCTGCTTGTCTGCGTAAGGGCGGAGATCATTCACTAAGCGATGTAGGTTCTCGTCATCCACCGGCTCCCCCTGCTCATCCAGCCCTGACCGAAGCTCCCCGCGTTCGGCCAGCACCTCGGCAAGCTGCGCTTCGGCGCGTTCAGCCCGGTTGCGCCAGTCGGCGGCGTTGGGGTGTTCGTCGCGTTCGACAAGGAGGCGGGCGACCTCTTCAGTCGTCAGCCTCATCGCCTCCCGCAGCACCCATTCCGGCAGTTCGTCGGGCTTGGTGGGGGCGGGCTTGATCTGCTGGATGCCTCGCAAACCCTGCTCCCGTTCGGCGATCTGCCAGCCCTCGGCTTCGTCCTTGGCGAGCCAGACCTGTTCGGGTCGATGCCGGTTGGACACCTCAAACGAAGCGCAG